TCCTCGGTCGGCAGCGCGCCGATGGCCCAAACGAATCGGTTGAGGAAGCCAGACTCCCAGTCGTCGGGGCTCATCACGTCGGTCATCCCTCGCGGGGTGCCCATGAAGTGCGCCGTCATGAACGCGCGCGCGCTCTTGCCGCTGATCTCCTTCTTCGTCGCACGGTAGACCGCGCCCACATCGCCGTCGTACACGTCGGTCACGACGCCGGGCATCTCCGAGTACGGGCCCTGGATCTTCTTCCAGACCTGGATCTTGGTGTGCGCCTCGTCCATGTGGAACCAGGTCGCCTGCCCGTCCTTGCCGATCAGCGTCTCCACCAGCGACTCGGGGGTGTGGTTGCCGCCGATGTCCGGGGTCTCGGAGAGGAGGTAGTAGGCCTTGAAGATGTGCTTGACGACGCGAAGGGCCTCGGTCTTGCCGGAGCCGGTGGTGCCGACGATGCCCTGGTAAAGGTTCAGGGGACGGTCGTTGCTACCGGGCCGCGGGAGGACGGCCTGCGGGCTGAGGATGACGGAGAGGACGGTCCAGCGGTTCATCCGGTAGTACGGGAGGTTGACGGTGTCGAAGGTGAGGTTCGCCCAGTCGATGAACCGGGATCCCCACCACTCGCATGCCGGGCTGGCGACCCGCTCGCGCTCGGCGTCGGTGAGGAAGCTGATGCGGGTGGGCTCGTCGTAGTTCGGGCGCTCGCCGACGGGCGCGGCCTCGACGGTGGATCCGTCGGCCTTCGCGAGGTCCTCGCGCGCCTGGTCGAGCTCGCGCCAGAGGGCGTTCTCGGTGATGCACTTCGAGTCCTCGTCGACGAAGGTCTCGCCGCCGAAGCTGATGCCGGTGGCGCGCGCGGCCGCGGAGTGCCAGACGACGGTCGCGGCCTCCTGGTCGGTGAACCCGCTGCGCAGGAGGGCCGCGAGCAGCTGGCGCCTTCTGCCCCAGAGGGCACCGTCGCCTTCCTTCTCGGGGCGCGACCCCCACACGGTGATGAACATCTCCGAGCCGATGGTCGGGAAAGCGCGGTCGAGGGGGAAGCCGTTCCAGGGAAGGAGCGGCGGCCGCGTCTCAAGCGGGGGCTCCTCGAACTGGCCGGCGGTGGTGCGATCGGCGGATTCCCACTGCTCGATGATCTTGTCGGCGCCCCACGAGGGGTACGTCGGCGTGTGGTCGAGGAGCAGCTGGACGGCGCGGTCGTTGGTGAGCGCGTAGGCGTTGGAGCGGGCCATGCGGGCCAGCCAGCATGCGGCCGCGAAGACGGTGTCGTGCCAGCCGGCGCCGGGCGCCCACTTCGCGGGGAGGGCCTGCAGGCTGGAGACGATCGAGCGGAGCTTCCGCTCTTCGGTCTCGGATGCGACCTCGGGGATGTCGCCGTCCCACTGCTCGGTCTTGTGCTCGTGGTTCCCCTCCTCCTTGCGGAGGTAGTCGATCCAGGCCTCGGGCAGGTACTCGAGGTCCTCGAGCCGCGGCGGCTCGGCCATGAGCTCGCCCTCGGCGTCGTACCAGACATACTCGGGGTGGCCCTCGGCGTCGGGGTTTCTGCTGGGCGCGACGAGTGAATAGCGGTGCGAGTGCTGGATGACCTCGATGTCCTTGGCGGCCTTGCCCACCATCTCGACGTGCTCGGGGAGCACGAAGAAGTACTGGCGACTGGCGCTGTCCTGGCCGCGGGAGGTGGAACTCGGCGTGCCCGGGAGGGGGCCGAGCTTCGCCTCGAGGGCGGCGAGCTGGGCCGCGCCCTCCTTCGTGCCGTAGTCGTCTACGTCGATGCGAGCTTCGAGGAGGCCGGCGCGGAGTGCGATGTTGGCGGTCTGGGGGTCCTGGTTCCGCCACTCCTTCGTCTCCGGGTCTTTCCAGAGGAAGCCGTTCTGGATCCAGTCGGCGACCTTCTCGGGGGTGACGGTTCCGTCGGCGCCGGTCGCGCCGAAGGGCACGGGCCGCTTGTCTCGGACGGGGATCGGCTGGAATCCCCGCTCGAGATAGAAGGGAGCCGCTGCTGAGTAGGTCACGCGAGCGTGGGCTTCTGGTACTGCAAGAGGGTCGCGCTCCTTCTCGATTAGCTGGATGATTTGGTGGACCGGGGAGGACTCGAACCTCCGACCTTCGCTGGCGGCGAGGGAACCCCCACCCTCTGTGCCATGGCGACGCTCTGCCGTGCTGAGCTACCGGTCCAGGTGGGCGGGGAGGTGAAGCGCTCCCCGCCCGGGTCTTGCTACTCGGCCTCGAACTCGATCTCCTCGAGCGACATGAGCTGCTCGTGGGCTTCGTCCTGGCCTTCGGCCGTGAGGCCGCTCGGGTGGTCGGGATCCAGATGGTCGTCGTTGTCCGGCGTGTAGTAGCCGGTCACCTTGATGCGGCCGCCCATCAGAAGCCCTGCCCGCCCGCGGCGGCCGCGTCCTGCAGTGCCGTGTTGGCGGCCGGCGGCGTGCCCCAGCTCGGAGCCGGTGCGCCGGTCGGCGCGGCGCCACCCGGCTGCGTGGCCCACGAGGGCGCCGGGGCGCCCGCACCAGCGGCGGCGACCGCGGCCGGGGCCTGGCCGGTCAGCTCGGCGATGTAGGCCTTCGCCTCGGGGGTCTTGAAGGGATACTCGATGATGAGCTCGTCGTCGGCGTTGAGCCACTCGGCGACGGGCACGCCCTCGGTACGGCGCGGGGTCGTGTTCACGTCCCCGGCCTTGTTGAAGAAGTTCACCTCGTTGCTGCCGAGCGGGTTCCACTTGTCGGGCTCGATCGGGTCCGAGATGGTCACGCCGAGGCGCTTGCCCATCATGAAGTTCACGTCGGGCAGGCGGCCGGCGACGAGGTCCTCGTCGCTAACGCCGAGCGCACCCCAGAAGTCGAAGTAGTTCTTCGCCGGCTTGCCCTGGGGGGCGCCGTCCTTGGGGGCGAAGCGCGTGAACAGCGGGATGCGCACCTGGAAGTAGCGCTTCATGCCGAGCGGCGAATCGTCGACGATCTGCAGCGCGACGCGCAGCACCTTCTTCTTGCCGTTCGGGCCGGTGCCGCCGAAGTCCGCGACCTCCACGCGCTTGCTCGGGTCGTCCTTCTTCAGCGGGACGACGGCGACCTGATACTCACCTCTGGGCAGCGGGGGGAACTTGCCGTTCCCGCTCGAGGACTGGGACTCCTTGAGGGCGTCGGCGGCGTACTGGTCGGTTTCAACTGCGAAAGACATTGCTGTCTCCTCTCCTTAGGCCGCGACTGCGGCGGGCTGTGCGAACGTGGGTGCGGGGGTGGATGCCGCGGGGGCGGCGAGGTGCTGGTCGAGCTTGGCGTACAGGTCGAGCAGCGAGAAGTCGGTCATCCGGTTCTCGAGGAACTTGGAGTACCGGTTCTTCGTGACGTGGATGTCGGACTCGCCGAGGTTGGCGACCAGCTCGGTCTCGTTGCCCTCGCCCTTCTTCTGGAAGGAGAGGTGCGCGACGATCGAGGGGACGCCAGCGATCGAGTCCTTCGCGCCGCCCTGGAGCTTCGGGACGAGCGACACGGAGCCCGTCTCCTCGGTGGCGACCCGCTCGTGCAGCACGAAGATCGGCGTGGTGTGCGGGGCGTTGTGCAGTGCCCGCACGATGCGCATCGTCTCCTGGCCGACGAGACCCCAGGCCGCCTGCGTGTCGAGCTGGCCCTTGGAGTTCGTGGTGGTCGTGGTGAGGTACTGGACCATGACCTCCTGGAACACGTTGAGCGTGTCGATGAGCGTGAACTCGAAGCCGTAGTCGTTGAGGATGATGTCGTTCAGGATGCCCAGCGTGTTGCCGTAGGCGTTGGCGCCCGTGGGGTTCACGTTGTTGCTCTCGATGACGAGGCGGCCCTCGACCTTGGCCTGCATGATCTCGTCGTCGTTGATCACGGACTCGGCGCCCTGGTCGATGTCCAGCAGCAGCACGCGCGGGTTGTTCGGGCGCTTGACGAGTTCGGCCGCGAGGCTGGTCTTGCGGGTGCCCGGGCGGCCGTAGAGCAGGATGCTCTTCGGGTATCCGAAGCTGTCGGTGCCGCTGCCAACGGCGGAGAGCCAAGGCGGGGTTGCGAAAGTAGTGGTCATTTCTGGTGTCCTCTCTCGAGACGGAAGTGTATGGGGCGATTAGCTAGATAAGGCGAGGTTCACGCTCCGATCGGGGCAGCCACCTCGATGTCGGGCACCGCCGTCTGCTCCTTCTCGAAGCTGCAGGCGTAGCAGTCCGGGTGGCTGTCGAAGTCCACGAACGCGGCTCCGGTCTCGAGGCGGGCGAAGATGTCCGCACCGCGGTCGATGAGCGAGAGCGCGTAGTCGTGGTTGTAGTCGAACGTCAGCATCCAGATGTCGCGGTTCTTCGACGGGTCTTCGTAGCCGGATGCGCCCGGGTCGTCGAAGTAGCCGTTGCCGTCGCGGTTCAACCACGCGATCGTGCCGCGGACGGCGGGACGCCCCTCGAGCCGGCGCCCGTGCATGTAGAGCGTCTGCTGGCCGAAGTAGCCGTCCATCTTGTAGACCATCTTCGCCATCTCCTGCTCGTACTGCGTGTACGAGAGGCTCACGACGGCGTCACCGCCGAGGTTCAGCTTGTAGCCGCCTCGGTAGGCCTTGGTGTCCTTCTGCTTCACCCAGCGGCGAAGCTCTTCCCCGCGCTGGATGGCGAGGAAGTCCTGGAGGAGGGCGCTCTTCTTGCGCGTCGACCCCTTCAGGTCCACGATCTGCCCGGGCAGGTCGATGTCGATCGTGCCGTAGACCGGGCCGTAGCCGGGGATCTCGCAGATTAGGATGCGGCGCTCGGAGCGAGTGCCGACAGGCAGGCCGAAGTTCGCCTGGACGATGCGGGCGAATGCCTCACGCTCCGTCTGAGAGAGCTCTGTCTCGCGCTCCCACTTCGTCACCTCGTTGATACGGGACTCCATGAGTCCGTGTCCCGCAGTCCCCCACTCACGGCCGAACCATGGCCGCTCCGCCTGCGGGCTGGTGCGCTCGATACCGCGCATCTTCATGGCGAGGCATCTGTCGCAGCGATCGCAGAGATCGCTCGCGCCGATTCTGGTCTGCAGGGTGCGGGCCGTCGGCATCCGGAAGAGCTGGACGAGTGCGTAGCGCAGCTCGTCATCGCTGAGAACGTTCATGCCCACCTCCTCCTCTTGAACTTCGGCTTCCCGGGGTTGACCGGGGGTTTCGTTTGCACCGGGCGCGGTGCGCCCTTCGCTGGCCTCCTTGAGAGACCACCTGCTCGTCGCATCCTGACTCCTTTTTCTTCGCCGTTCTCGCCGCTTGGCGATAGCTCAAAGGTAGCCGTATTTAGCTAGCTAAATCAAGTGCGAGAACCGCTTAATTTGGGGTCAGTTCTAAGCGGCGTGTCCGAGCTTGCGGACCCACCAGTACTGCCGGCCGTGCTCGTAGACGATGCCTCCCTGCACCCCCCAGTCGGGCCGCGAGTAGGCGGCGGACTTTCGGCAGATATCCAGCAATGGGCAGCCGGGGTCTTCATCGGTGCCGTCCCCCTCGCACAGGGCGCGGGCTTCGGCTTCGGTCGGGACGGAGCCGTACTCGTAGTCGACGAATTCGTCCGGGCGGTCCTTGCAGAGCGGCTGCGGGACCTTCGGGTCGTGGGGCTTCTTGTGGGCGATGGCGAGGGCGAGGGCGAACTCCGGGGTATCTCCCCTGTTCACCCTCATCGGATCTGCTCGAGCGTGCGCCGGGCGGCCTCGACCGCATCCCGAGCAGTGACCGGGTCGGAGAACTCGGCCTCCTCGAGGATCGTGATCGTGTCGGCGATGGCGATCGCGCGCTCCTCCTCGAGCAGGTGCTTGCCGTACTCGCGCACCGCCTCGTCAGCGGTCAGGAAGCCTTCAACTCCATCACGCCATCGAAGGAAGCCTCTGATGGCATCGAGCTTGTCCTGGGTCCCCATTTGTCGCCCTCTCTCGGCGTGAACTGCTGGTGCAGATCGAGCAGTATAGGGGAATTCATGATCCTGAACCAGACCCGCTCCCATTCTTTTCGGCTGACTTCGCGGCCGGGGCGATCCTGGAAGCGCTTGTTGATCGCGTGTCTGTTGGGGAGGCCCAGGTCCTCGGCCACCCATGTCGCCGGCATGCCCTCGTCGATGAGCGTCGTCGCGCGCTGCAGCTGCTCCTCGGTGAGGCGGAGGACTTCGGCCCCTGTCGGGTGCTGGACTCCGTTGCGCGCTGCCCACTTGGCGAGCTGCGGCCCGTTCCAGTGCTTCCCGTAGGGCGTCTTCAGGCCTCGGTCGTTCAGCTTGTCGGCGATCTCCGCGTAGCTGTGGACGGCCACGAGTCGGCGGATGAGCTTCAGGAGGCCGTCTCGGTCATACGAGCGGGCGGGACCATCTAGGGACTCAAGCGCGGGGAACTCCGCCACCCGCCCGGTCGGGAACGTGATGCGCACGCTTTCGCCGCGCAGCTGATGCCGCTTCTTGCGGTGGTGCGCGATCGACTTGCTGTCGAAATTGCGCCGGCAACCGTGGCAGTACGCCGCCTTCATCTTTCCTCCTCGAGCGCCGCGACGGCCTGAGCCGCCCGCCACTCCGTCTGCAGGTTCAGCCACACCAGCGCCTCGTCGAGGCGGGCGTGGGGGTCGCCGATGTGGCGGAGCCAGATCTCGTCGAGCGGGTGCATGAAGACCGTCAGCGGCGAGAAGACCGGCTTGCCGATCGGGATGCGGGGGTTCGTGATGATGGGGACGCCACCGAGGGCCGAGCGGGCGCCCTCGGTGACGACGTTCCCGACGATCATGATGCGTCCGCCGATCCAGTCGAACCGGAGGATGACGCCTCGCACGCAGTGCACCCGGTGCGCAGCGTGATCGCCCCGGGCTGCCAGTGCGGGCACTGGACTCCCTCTGTCGCGGGGTCGAGCCGGGAGAGGATGCGGCGCGACCGTTGGACGAACACACGAGCGCCGTCTGCCCCTTGCGCGAAGGGCAGGCCGCGGTCGAGGTTGTCGATCTGACCGCGCACGCCCTCGATGACGGAGGCCTGCTGCTCGATGAGGTCAGCCGCCTGCGACCACGGCGAGCGGTCTTCGCTTTCCGGCGGCATGCCCCACCCCTGCGCCTTCGCGTTTTCCCGCGACCGCGCGTGAATCTCCCGCAGTTCGCGGACGAGATCTCGCGCCCGTTCTTCTGCGCTCATCGGTTCTCCTCACCGGTCGGGTGGGCGGGCGTGAGCCATGCGGTCAGCCAGTCGCGCACGGCCTGGGCGTCGCTCGCGTCGAGCATCGCTGACGGAGTTCCGGGCGCCCGAAAGACGAAATCCACGGCCGTCTTCTCGATGTACTCGGGAAGGTTCTCCCCGCCCTCGGCAAGGAAGGCGTAGTTGTAGACCTGCTCGCGGACGCCGTGCAGTTCGAGATGGTGCGTGATACCGACCACGACTAGGCGGTCCGGCTCGTTGGTGGTGACGGTCATTGCGCACTCCGATTCGTGTGGTCCGCGGGGGTGACCTGCTCCTCGAGCGCGTCGGCCCGCGTGACCAGCCAGGCTGCGATCGAGTGCGAGGCCTCGATCTCCGGCGTCGACGGCTCGTGGCCGTAGACCACGTCCCAGTCCATGAGGCTCGCCGCGATGTCCCGGTAGATCGACGCCGTCTGCACCGAAGCGGCGTCCGCAGCCCGGCGGCTGAAGCCCTGGGCGCCCAGCTCCTTCGCGACGATGCGCGCACCGGTGACCGAGATGGTCCCCTCGTCACGGCGAGACACGTTCCAGATCACCTGGCCCATCGCGTCGATCTCGGCCTCGGGCGAGGGCGCCAGAATGTCGAAGAACGCCGAGACGAGCTGGTAGATGAATTTGTCCCCGACGAATTCGCGCCACGGCTCGCCGTGCCGGAGGACGGTCACCTGCCCGTGCTCCTCGTCGTTCTGCTGCAGCGTGTACTTGCCGTTCTCGAAGTCGTGGGTGCGCATCAGGCGGCCACCGCTTCTTCCGACTCGAGGTCCACCTCGCCGGCGTCGAGCTGCGCCGTCTCGTAGAGGTAGTGGCTGTCGTTCTTGTACTTGAACAGCAAGGGCACGCGGCCGCCGCGGTCGACGCGGATCGCGATGCCCTCGTCAGCGCCCGTCCCGTTCGCATCCAGGGGCAGCGGCCGGTCGAGGTACGGCTCCTCGTCGTGGGCGCCGCTGTAGCCGTACGCGTAGGCGTGGAAGTCCTTCTCCCGGAAGTCCTCGAGCACGAAGTCGCGCTTGAAGCCGCGCCACAGTTCGGGGACGTGCTTCAGCCCGTGCTCGTCGCAGAACGTCCGCACCTGGTCCCAGGACAGGTCGTACAGCTCGCCCGCGTTCGTGATGATCGAGACGCGGTAGACGTACAGCTCGCGCTGGCCGTTGGCGAGCCGGTAGGTGTGGCCCTTCTGGATCGGGGTCTCATCCCCCACCCAGCCGACGAGCTCTCCGTAGACGATGACGTTCTCGGGGATCCGGTCGCCGATCACCGCGAGGTGCTCCGTCCACAGGTCGCGCCCGTAGTGGTGCTGCTGCGTCTCCGACTTCGGGTCCTTGATGACCTGACGGGAGCCGGCGAGCAGGTCGAAGGAGCGCTCCTCGACGCGCACGCCGAGCTTCTGCGCCAGGCGCTCGAGCCAGCTGAGCTGGTTGCGCACGAGCGTGCGGGTGCCGCGCCACGAGGTGCCGTGGAGCTTCTGCGTGGCGATGAGCACGTCGTCGTCCGACAGCAGGTCCTCGTTGCGGAGGTACTGGTCGGTCTCAATGTGCACGGGGAAGAGCTTCGCGTCGACGCGCTTGAACGCCTTCTTGACGTTGCGCTCCTCGCGGCTGCCCTGCGAGACCGGCTCCTTCACGCGGAACTTGCGGGAGATCTCGTGACCGTCGATGTGGTCGAACGCGACCCCCTCGGTGAAGTCGTCGACGTACAGCCCGAACGCCGCCGCGACGACGTGGACGGGCAGCAGGAGGCCGTTGGAGACGGAGCCGCGGAGCTTCAGTGCGCGCACGCGCCGGTTGTCCTCGAGGTAGCCCTTGTCGGCCGGGTCGTCGTTCAGCTCGGAGTGTCGATACAGGCCGGCGCCGGCGGCGAGGGCGTGACTCAGCTGCGCCTCGGCCGGGAAGAACACCGCCAGATCACCCTCGTGGATGTCGCCGTCCTTCTGGGTGATGACGGTGTAGCCGAAGATGCCGACGCCGACGAGTCGGTCGGCCTTGGGGAGCGGGAACGGGGTGGGTACGCGCACCACCTGGGCGGCGTAGTTGCTGCTGTCGCGGATCTCGAACGTGGTCATGATGCTCTCGTTTCTCTCAGAAGTCGTGGTCGGTGTCGCCGACGGCGAAGGTGGTGAGGCCCTTGGCGCGCCACATGCGCAGCACGCGCGGCCGGTCGTCGAGGATGCCGACGATGTTGTACCTGCCGGCGATCTCGGTGTCGAAGATGTTGGCCTTGACGATGTCGTCCGGGGTGCCAGCCTGCGCGTCGGCGAGGCTGCGGAAGTGGAACTCGTCGGGGCGCACGCGCACGCGCTCGAGCCACCACTGCTCCGTCACGGCGCGGAACTCCTCGCTGCGACCGGAGACGCCGATGATGTAGGCGGAGTCCTGCAGCAGGGCGACGAGTCGGGCGACGTTCTCGAAGAGGCCGTCCTGCGAGTAGAGCGCGGCGTCCTTCGCGTACGGCGAGCGGTGCGACAGGTCGGCGACCGTGCCGTCGGTGTCGACGATCCAGGCGTCGGGGAGGTCCGGGTTCCAGGCGGGCGCCGGCTTCCACGGGACGGCCGATCCACGCTTCCCGGGGGTGGTCTGCAGGTGCAGCTCGGGGTTCAGCTCGTAGGCCGGGAGCGCTCCGTGCGCGGGGATCCCGAAGCGCTGCGCCAGCTCGGTGATGACGGCCACGCCGACTCCGCGCTCTCCTCGAGCGACGCGGAGCTCGTCGGCCTGGATGCACTCGGCGACGGGCTTGACGCAGTCGAGCAGCTCCACCGGGGCGATCTTCTCCCAGCGCTTCACGTAGCGCGCGCGGAGGTGCATGGCGTCGACGATCACGTCGCGCCCCTCCTTGAGGGCGGCGCGGACGAGGCTCTCCTCGGCGCGCGTCACAACCTCCTCGTCGCCGTGCGTGAGCTGGCCGGCGGGCTTGCCGAACAGCATGGCGCGGATGTCGTCGCGGTTCACGCGCGCACGCCTGTCGGGCTCTTCGGCCACCCAGGCCTTCGCGAGGGTGGTCTTGCCGGAGCCGGGCAGGCCCCTCGTCACGATGATCTTGGTCACTGCTGGATCCTTCCGATGGGGCGGAACGCGGTCGCGTTCGCGTGGATGCCGTACTGGACGAGCTGGATGGCGCACTCCTTCGAGCACGTATAGATCTCGTCGGTCAGGTAGTGGTTGTGGGCTTCGGTGACTCGGCGGATGGTGAGGTAGACGCCTTCGGGCATGTCGGTGGAGAACGGCGATGCTGCCTGGGCGACTGTGCCGCATCCGCCGCACTCGTAGCCGGTGACGGTCTTCGTGATGCGCGTCATGCGGCGATGCCTCCCTGCATGGCGTTGCGGACGGCCCAGGCCTTCTCGATGAGCTGGGCGAGCGAGATCTCGTCGACGGAGTCCTTCATCACGAGCTTGACGTGCTGGAATCCGCCCCACTCCTTCGTCATGCCGGGGCGGAAGTAGCGGCGGATGGCCTGCTCGTTGAGCGCCGGGTTGCCGTCGGCTTCGCTGATCCAGATGACCTTGTTGGCGCGGCGCTGGAAGCCGTCGAGGCCGGTGCCGAAGGACTGGATGGTCGAGATGAGGTAGGGGAACTCGCCGCCGATGAAGGCCTGCTTGAGCTTCTCGCGCTCGGGGCGGCTGAGGTCTCCGGTCCAGGCGCGTGCGTCGTAGCCGGCGCGGCGCATCCGCTGGGCGATGAAGTGCGCGCCGATCTTCGAGTCGGTGTAGATGGCGACGGGCTGGCCGGCGTAGGCGATGTCGAGGAGGTTCCGCAGCGGCAGGAGCTTCGCGCTGGCGGCGTCGTCGGCCATGAAGACCGTCTCCTTGCCGGTCTCGGGGTCGACGCCCATGGAGAGCTCGGCGATCGCGACCTGGCGCAGGCGCATGCGGAGGATCGGCGGCATGTCCACGACGAGCGGCATCTCTTCGCCCTGCCAGTCGCGGACCCACGTCATGAGGTCCTTCTGCAGGTCGTCCATCTGCTCGCGCTGGCGCGGGGTGGCGTCGCAGTAGACGACCTCGGGCGCCGGAACGGGCTCGTTCTCGCGGCGGATGTAGCAGGGCAGGGTGGAGACGAACTCCCCCGGCACCTTCTCCCCCACGACCCGGGTGACGCCGGTGCCGCGCTTCGTCTCGATCTGCTTGCCGCCGCGGCCGGTGACGGCCTCCGACTCCAGGAAGCGCGCCTTCCAGCGGTCGTGGCTGCTCTCAACGTAGGGCAGGCCGGTGGCCGGGTTCTCGCCGGGCCAGACCCAGCGCGCGACCGACCACATGTTCTCGAGCGCGTTCAGGAACCAGGTGCCCGACAGCGCGGCGCGGTAGCTCGCCTTGATCGAGAGGATCGTGCGGCGGGTGTTCGAGGACTTGTTCGCGATGGCCTGGCACTCGTCGAAGATGACGGCGTCGAGGGGCTTGCGGGCGAACTTCCGGTAGACGCCCTTGTGATCGCTCTTCGTCTTGTAGACCGGCTCGAGCGCGGGGCCGATGACGCCCTTCGCGGTCTTGCGCTTCTCGAGCTTCGGCGTCTGGGCGGGACCGATCTGGCCCTCGGCGCGGTCGATGAGCAGCAGTTCACCCTGGAATGGGCCCGACTTCCGAGCCTTGAAGACGCGGTCGCCGGACTTCTTGTCGAGCTCGGGGCGCGGGCGGCCCTGGTCGTCGCGGAGGGTGATGGTCTCCCAGTCCTTCTCGCGGAGGAAGTCGGCGGTCGCGATGAAGATCCCCGGCTCGTGGCGCATGAACGCCTCGAACTCGGCGCGGCCGGCGGCGGATCCGTTCATGATCCGCACGCCCCGCGCGCCGTCGCTCTGCGCGCGCAGTCGCTCATCCCACTGGGCGTGGGTGTCGCCCAGGCCGATGAGGAGGACGCGCTGCCAGCCGGCACGGAGGATCAGCTCGGCGCCGATCGTCGTCTTGCCGAATCCGGGCTCGTCGCCGATCAGGACACCGTCAGAGGTGCCGATCTGTGCGAGGCCCGCCTCGATGGCGATTTCCTGGTCTGCGCGCGGGGTGTGCTTCTCGGTCATGGTGGTGTCAGGCCGCCTTCTCGACGAGGTTGTCTGCGGCCCAGTTGCGGGCGCGCTTGCCGAAGATGCTGTCGGGCTGCGTGACGAGCGCGACGACGGGGTGGCGGCCGACGGAGGGGACGAAGGCCTCGGTGACCGGCGCGATCGTGCCCTTCTCGGCGTCGTACTGGAAGACGGCGCTCTGCAGGGCGGCGTCGCCGGCGTAGGTCTCCTCGGAGATGCTCAGGACGGTGAGGATCGGCAGGACCTCGGCGTTGGACGGGGTGATGCGGAACTGCCCGTGCTTGCCGACCGCCTCGAACTCCTTCGCGACCGGTGCGACGATCTCGTCGGCCGAGGCCGGCTTCTCGAGGTAGCGCTCCCCGTCCGCGATGGCCTGGTAGGCGGTGACGGTGGCCTTGGTGTGCAGGCCGATGTTCGCGATCTTCGTGACGGAGATCTCGGCGGCCTTGGCTTCGGCGGCGCGGATGTTGCGGCGCACGAGCGCGGCGTCCAGCTCCTTCCGCAGCTGGGCGCGGAGGCGGGTCTCCAGGGTGGACTTCAGCTCGCGGTACTCGTTGTCGGCTTCGGCGACGGCCTGAAGCCTGCGTTCCTGTTCGGGGGTCATGCGTTCGTGCTCCTGTCGGTGGTCTTGGCGGGCGGGGTGGAGAGGGCTTCTCCGAGGACGGGGATGGCGAGGAGGGCGAGGGCCGCCCAGATGAAGGGCCAGGCGATCACAGGCGCCCGTACTTCTCGCGGATGGCCTCGCCGGCCTTCGCGATGAGGACGGTCACGTCGTCGCCGTAGCGATGTGTGAAGGTGGCGATCCGGTCCTGATTGCCGCCAGAGATGAGGGCGGTGTAGCTGCACTCCTGGTCGAGCGAACGGAAGCCATTGGCGCCGAACTCCACCTCCGTCGTGATGTTCTCGATGTGCAGGTGTCGGCGCGCCGAACCGTCTGCGATGTTGATGTCGACGATGACGCTCACGCGGCCACCTCGTAGACCTCGTCGTAGTCGAGTCCGAGCCGGTCGAGCACGCGAGGCAGGAGCCACTGGCTCCACACCTGGTCGTTGTCGAGCGGGGGCCAGCCGGCATTGTCGGAGAAGAGCTGCGCGACCGCGCCGATGGCGTCGTCCACCTCCACGAGGGAGGGGCTGTGTCCGGCCAGCGGGGCCTTGCGCACGATCGCGTCGAACAGGTGGTGCGCGCGGTCGGGGGCGAACATGACGGGGGCGTTGGGGTCGGTCATCGCGCGTCCTCCTTCTTCGGGTTGAGCCAGCCGTTCGCGGTGCCGAGACTGACGAGGCGGTGGTAGATCTGGGCGAGCAGGCCCGGGGCGTTCTCGGTGACGTAGGAGTACTCCTCGCCGCTGGCGTCGACGCCGTACGCGACCCACGGGCGAATGCGGGCGGCGATCTGCTCGAAGTCGGAGGCCCAGGTGTCGCGCTCGGTGAGGACGGGGACGCTCATGCCGTCCGCCTCTCTTCGAGCGTGCGCTCGTACGCGTCGAGGGCCAGGCCCCAGGTCTCGCCGGTGTCCTGGTAGCTCTGGGCGGCGGACGCGGCGAGCTGCACAGCCTGCGGCGCGCCGTACCCCCGCAGGTAGTGGTCAGCGCCGACGACGCTGCCGTACTCGGGCACGAGGGAGGGGTCGATCTTCGAGAGGGCGAGGCCGATGAGGCAGGCGGGTTCGCCGGCGGCGTTCTGGTACTGGCACTGGCCGGTGTTGTCGCGCCAGCCCTCGGCGCGCGCCACCTCGTCGTCCACGGCGGGGTAGGTGTAGGCCGCACCGCGCTCTTCGACGGCGGCCCTCATGGCGGCGGTGAACGCCTCTTCGGTGATCGGGGTGGTCAGGGTTGCGATGCTCACTGGGACTCCTCCTCGGGGTCGTTTTGCTGGATACTGCGGGCGTAGCGGGTGCGACGGGAGCCGACGTAGCTGAGGCGGGTGAAGATCGTGCAGGACACGACCAACAGGAAGAACGCGGCGATTATCGTGCTGGTGACGACGGTCTCGACCATGTGGTCCATCAGGCGCACATCTCCTTCGCGTTGCGGATGGCCTGGAGGATGTCGTCGCCCGTGGGGTCGGTGCAGTCGGCGGCCGCGCGGCCCAGGGTGAGCGGGACGCCGTTGACGGTGGTGCCGACACGGATCTCCTTCACGACCCGCCAGCGGGCGCTGTACTCGGCGCGGTAGTCGTACGGGTCACCGGCGCCGGGGGCGGCGTCGATGGCGCCGAAGATCACGGCGCGCTGCATGTCGGTCAGGCGCGGCAGGAGGTCGAGCGTGGCGAGGATGGTGTCGAGGCGCGAGTACTCGGCGCTGACGAGCGGGTCTGCGAGGCTCACAGTCCACCTTCCTCGATCGCTCGGCGCGCAACGGCGGCCAGGCGGTCGCCGCTGAGCTTGTCGCTCCACGCCTCCCCTTCGCCCTCGAATGCGAGCCGGATGGCGCCCTCAATGCGGTCGTAGCGGGCCTCTTCGACCAGGCCGGGCGCATTCTCCGGCTCCCAGGAGTTCCAGCCGAGCTGGATCCCGGCCTGGACGGCGTGCGCGAGGACCTGGCGGAGAAACTGCATGCCGTCCTTGTCCCCGGCGACGCGGAACGCTACCTCCAGGCGCTCAGCGTTAATCTCGCGCTCCACCCACTCGTCCACGGACTCATTGACGGCGGCGGGCTCGACCACGGCGCGGAGGGCGTCGGCGAGCGTGTGCGGATTGAAGTCGTCCTTGATGACGTTCGGAGTGCCATCGAACGCCGCGAGAAGCGCACGGGCCTCGTCGTAGCGGTCGGATGCGGAGGTGGCGGTGCTCACTGCGTGATCCCTTCGATGATGAGGTCCTGCGACGTGTAGCCGTCGGCGATGTAGCCGTGGATCGTGTCGAGCAGGTCGGCCACGGTGTTGCCGCCGATCCAGGTGCGAACGCCATCTGCGGGCGCGGACACGACGATGCGCTCTGCGATCAGGGGGCGGAGCAGGTCGAGCCACTGGCGCACGTCCGACCGAGTGATGAAGCTCATGGGGTCCTGTGCGCCGATCTGCTCGAACGCCTTCTCGATGATCCGGTCGTCCGCGAGGCGGGCGGCCTCCTGCGCGGCGGCGCTCACGCGGCCACCTGCCAGACGGTGAGGTCCCCCTCGGGGCTGAGGCTGTAGTGGCGCGCCACCTGCCCGTCCGAGAAGTCGACCGCGATGGCGTCGAAGTACTCGCCACGCTGGCCGCCGTGCGGCACGTAGACACCCGGCTCGTCTGTCGGGAAGTCGGCCTCGATGGCATCGGTGATCGCTGCGGGCACCGGCTTCTCGGCGGACTCGCTCTGTTCTGCGATCCGACCGGCGCGGAACGCACGCGATGCGACGGTGCGGAGCGACTGCTCGAAGTCGACCCAGCGCATGTGGGCGATGTGCCCGCTGTACCCGCCGAATTCTTCGTCCGCGATGGCGCGGGCCGTGTCGAACTCTTGCGCGCGGTCGACCTCGATGGCGGCGGCCATCATCTCGACGACGGCCTCGCCGCTACCGCGGTGGAAGCCGGTGCCTTCTCCCCACGTCTCGTGGGCGATCTGCTCGGGGGTCTTCAGTGTCATTCGGGGCGCACCTTTCGGGCCGTGGTGAAGGAATTGGGCGTCACGTTCACCAGGCGAACCGACGCGGCATGCCGCTCGATGAGGCGGTGGATGGCGAGGCTGTCGACGGTCTCGTTGACGTGCGCGAGGTTCATGAGGATGTAGCCCACGACACTCTGCACGGCTCGCTCACCCACGGCCTGAGCAACTGCGGCGGGGTCCGTCTTGTCAACTCCTTCCCGGGCGGATTCGTACGCGAGGAAGTCGCGCAACTCTCGGTTCACCCGCTCTGCGAGCGTGGAGTTGACCATTCCGTTCATGCTCATGCGGGGACTCCTTCTGCGAGGCGGGCGAGGCGGGTGAGGACGCGGCGGGCGTGGTCGATGTGCTCCTCGGTCACGGTCACGTCGGCATATGCCCGCGCCGTGACGGCGCGCTCAACGACGCGCAGGATGTATGCCCACCCTTTCGGGTTGTTCATCTTCAGTCGCAGCGCTCGGAACTTGCGCACGTCGACCAGGATCGGGTTCGGCTCGTTGTGCTGGACGTGCTCGTACTCGGGGCGGGGTTCGTAGCGACTCTTCCACCCGTCGGCCTGGGGGAGCTGGAGTTCACCTCCCGTTCTGCCGCGCCGCTCGCCGTGCTCAAGCCAGACCCACGGCGCGGGGTCGCGATTCAGGTCGCGCGGGGTGCGCGAGGAGAAGATGTTCACGAGACCACCCACTCTCCGACGATGGAGCCGCTCTTCGGGTCGATCACGGCGCCGCCGTCCTCGGGGAGGGTGAGCCCGTCGAACGTGTTCGCGAGGGTCGTAGCGAGGCTGCGCAGGGCTGCGGCGGCGTCGTCGCCGGAACGCATGGTGTCGTCGTTCAGGTGAACGGTCACGGTCAGATCGTGCGCACTCACTGGGCGATCCTTTCGAGGATGGAGAGGAGGACAGGGCGGGCGCCGCAGTCGGCGCACTGCAAGAGGGTGTCCCCCTGCACGGCTTCATTGTGGCGGTGGCGCACGCGCTCGGCGTGCGGGGCGCACAGGAGGTCAACGCATCCGCATGTGGACTCGGCGCGGAACTTGGCCTTGTGCGGGGTGGCGTGGTCCTGGGTCACGTCGCACGGGATGACCGGGGTCGGGAAGTCCAGCGCGGCGAGGGTGTCGGGGGTCGTGGCGTTCATCGTGCGGCCTCCAGTCCAGCGCGCGCGGCGGCGGTCGCAATGGCGCGGTACACCATCACCTGCGCCATGTTCGGCGCATCCGGGTGCAGCTCGCGGGCGATCTTCTCGGCGTGGGCCTGTCGACGGCGCTCGATGCCGGCGCGGCGGTCCCGCTCGCGGATGGCTTCGCACTCTTCCCAGGTGTGGAACGTGTCGTGCGTCGCGCAGTGTCCGGGCATCAGTCCGCGTCCTCTCCGTTGTCGATGGCTTCGGCCTCGTCGCGGGCCTCGTAAGCCTCTGCCAGGTTGGCGAATTGCCCGTTCTCGATGCCTGCGGCGGGGTTCCCCTCACCGGGGATCGGGGAGGCGATGATGGTCCAGCGGTCGCCGTCGGCCGTGCCGTAACGCGGGAGGATCATCCAGCGGCGGTGCCGGCCTTGCGTCTCCCGCTCGCGGCGGGTGCTCTGATCCGCGCCCGTCATCGCGAGGGATGCCGGGAAGATCGGCGCGAGGGTGGCGGCGCTCATGCGCGACCCTCCGCCCACTCGATCATGCGGGCCAGCGTGGGCGCGTAGGCGAGGAGGATCGTCCCTGCCGACTTGAGGTGCTGCGCCTCCGAGTACCGGCCCACCTTGGCGGACTGGAAGCTCTGGAAGCCGGCCAGCTCCGCCTGACGCGGCAGCGTGTAGCCCTCCCCGCCGCCCGGGTACAGCGTGACGGCGCGGACCCAACTCACGTACTGCCGTGCGCCCTTGTCGTAGCGGACCATCACGTCGAGCGCGCGCGCGGGGTTACCGGTCGCGTAACGGCTCTGGACGATGCGGTGCGAGCGGTTCAGGGTGCTGACCGGCTCGGGCGCGGTTGCGGTGCTCATGCGTCGGTCCTCTCGGCGTCGTTCTCGGTGTCGGCGGGCAGTTCGCCCAGCGCGCGCAGGAGGGCGCGGGCGGCGGGGATAATGCGGCGGGCGGCGTTGATCTTCTCGCGCAGGATGAACGCGGGCCCATCCGCGGGGGTCGCGCCCCACGCGTCGACGGCCTCGCGCAGTTCGTACGCGGCGCCGCTGACGTGGTCACGCCAGTTGATCGCGACGGTCTGCGGCGTCATGCGCCCGCCGCCGGTGTGCGGGTTCTCGACGGCGGCACGCTCCATCCCGGCGCGGGCGTTCTCGCCCCATTCGGAGAGCGGCAGGCGGTCTGCGGCCCGCTGTGCGATCGGCCCGTTGATCGTGCTTGCGGTGTCGTAGTCCGCCAGGGTGCGGACGAAACCGCGCGGCGGCTCGGTGCCGGTTTGCTGGATAACGCTCACTGGGCGGTCCCTTCGTCGACGCGTCCGAACGTGCGCAGCTCCTTAGCGAGGGCGGCGCGGTAGTGGGCCGTTGCGGCGTCCAGGGCGGCGGTCAGGTCGCGCGCTCCGTCGTCGCCGGTGAACGCGTCCAGGATCGCGGTATCCGCACCCGATCCGCGCAGGTGGTACAGCTTCGGCGCGCGGCTGATGGCCTCACGGGCGGCGCGGTCGGCGCTGTAGTCGTCCGCGATGAGGCGGATCACGCGGCGGCGGATCTCTTCGGGCGACAGCGGCGGCAGGTAGAACGACAGCGCGAACACGTCGCCCGCGTCGCGCTCCAGGGCGGCACTCTGCGCGGGGGTGAGGTTGGCCTCATAGGTGCCCGTCGTGGCGTTGGGGCGCAGCTGCCAACCCTCGCCGTCGTTGGCCTGCTGGACGCCGAGCCGGATCACGACTCCCACGCGCTCGGCGCGCCCGACGCGGATCGGTTCGTCATAGGGCACGGGGGTCGGCGTGCCGTGCGCCTGTGCCCGGTCGGCGTCCGTGTTGTTCGTGGGGTCGGCGGCGGCGGGGGCGCGGTACGGGCGCAGTTCGGCGCGCGTCTCGGACGGCGAACCGGCGCGCTCCAGCTCGCGGGTGTCGCACACCTTCCAGAGCACGTCCGGGGTGCTGGGCAGGGTGATGAAGTCGCCGTAGGTGGCGCGCTGTGCGGCGGTCATGCGGACACCTCCCCGCGGGCGATGCGGGCGGCCTCTGCGAGCATGTCGGCAAGCTGTCCAGGGGGCATGCTCTGCGGGCGCTCCAGGTTCCAACGTCGCATCACGTCGGCGGCGATCTGGCCGGGGGTGAGGGCGGGCGCGTCGTCCGCGCTCCAGGTGTCGGGGCACGCCTGGCACCGGTAGACGGTCGCGCCGTTCGGCTCGGTGCCGATGCTCTCCGATGCGAGGTGCGCGCATCCTGCGGCGGCGTGCGCGTCCAGAACGGCGGTCGCGTAGAGGGCCAGGGTCATGCCGCGTGCGTGCTCGATCTGCTCCCCCATCGCCCACCCGAGTGCGGCAAGGGCGGTTTCGCCTTCCGTGCGGTCCAGTCTGCGAGCGGTCACCACGCGGGCAGCGGCGGCCTCTGCCAGGTCCGACGGGGTCATGTGGCGCGGGGCCAGGGCGGGCGCGCCGTCCTTGACGTTCCACTCCCCCACGCGGTCGCCGTTGGCGTCCAGCAGGGTCATGCTCAGGGCGTCCGCTCCGGTGAGGACGGGCGGCGCGTAGTCCTCTGCCCATTCGGCGGCGCGGCGCAGGGCGTCGGCCACGTAAGCGGCGGTCAGGGCGCCGGCGGGGGCGTGCGTGATCCTGAGGGCGAACGGGGCCGCGACGGGCGCGGGGGCCTGTGCGGGGTGCTGCGTGGGGTTCTGCGTGCCGGTCATGGCGGGTTCCTTTGGGTTCGGGCGGCGGTGCCGCTGTGTCGAGCGTAGGGCGGGCCTTAAGAGTCTGTCAAGCGCTTTAGCTAGATAATCTGCGCGGCCCGTGTGTGCAGTTGTGGAGGGGCGAGTGTGGCGGGGCCACAATCGGGAGGTGTCGAAGCTTCAACCGTATTTCTACGATTCGCCCGTATTTCAACCCCGGCAGTTGCGTACTCAGTTGCCGATCCTGCCTAGAATGTCTGCACATTGTGTGCGGCAGGTAAGCGTGTCCTAAGTTGGCGACACGCCGTGATAGTGCGATGTGCAACAGCTAAATACGGGGAGGGGTTTGAGGCAGGAAAAGGGAACGGGGGGTGTCCCCTATCTCTCTCTACCTCATCTATCAGTATCTATATATCTAGATATTCAGTTATACGGGGGTGTAGGGGGTGGCGTGCGGGGCGGGGTGGTTCTGGAGGGCGCCGGGATTGTGGGATGCCTACAGCACAGCGGCCGGCATGGGGGCGCGGGCGGGGGTCTCGAGCTCGGGGATGTAGGCCAGGGCGTCGCGGCGGATCCGGCCGGACGGGGTGAGGGCGGCGGCGGCGTGCATCTTCGCGTGCCGCGCACAGCGGCGGGCCACGGTGCGGGCTTTGGCGGCGTCGTTGCGGGTTCGGTCGTTTGCCATGGTGTGCGGGTCCGTTCTGTGTGGAGGGGGTGAGGGGTGAGGGGGTGGAAGGGTCAGGCCATGATTCCGACGTTGATGCCTGGGACCCGGGCGGCGTGCTCAGCGACCATGTGCGGCCCGAGATTGCACCATGAGGGCATGGGGCCGTCGGTGAGGCTGTACGCGTCGCAGTAGCCGCACGCGCTCAGCCATTTACCCGCGCCGATGTGCCAGGATCGGCCCGCGCACGCGGCGCGCTTGTCGGGGTCGGCGGCGAGTGTCTCCAGGATCATCCGCGCATCCCATGCCGGCGTGGCGGTGTACTTGTCGCGGGCCTCATCAGGAGTCGACCATGATGCGACGTGCACGCGGACGCCGGGGAGGGTGTCGGGCGGGGTGAGGGTGGCGCACGCGCTCATGGTGGTATCTCCAGTGTGGGGAGGGGGTCAGTACGGGAACTGATAGCCGACGATGGGGGCGGCCATGACAGCGGCGAGTAGGACACCCGCGGCGAGGGCGGCGAGGGTGAACGCGTGGCGGCGGTACAGGCGGCGGGCGGCGCGGATCATCGCGTGACCTCCACAAACCGGAGGGCGTCGGACTGATAGCCGCGCCCGGGTTCGGGCTTGACGCGCACGCGATAGCCGGGGCCACGCTCTCCGCGCATGTCCAGTTCGTCCCGGATGAGAGCACGGGCGATGCGTTCGGGGTTGTCCCGGCCAGCGGGGATGACGGCGTGCCAGGTTCCGAATCCGTCGGCGTAGGCGTAGGGGGTGCCCGCGTCGCGCCGTTCGCGGTTGTGGGGGTCCAGGCGGTCAGGCTGAATGTCGGATGCGGTCATCATGGCGGCGTGTCTCCAGGTGGGGTTTAGCTAGATACGGGCGGCGGCTAGGCGCAGGCGGTGGGGGTGAGCACTTCGACACCACGCACCACGGCCCACCGGGGGCCGCTCAGGTGGTTAGCGGGGCCGCATCCGCACACTTCAATGCGCCCGTCGGGGTGGTCGATGCGGTGCGTGCCGCTCTCGCGCCATTTGGCGGCAGTCTCGGGGGTGTAGCTGGCGGGCGGCGGGGTGATGGTCAGCCCCGCGAATGCTTCGGCGAGATAGCGCGTGCGTGCCATGGTGGTGTGTCTCCAGTGGGGGCTAGCTAGATACGGGGGTCAGTTGGCGTCGACGGCCGGCATGATGACGCGCGCCAGGAGAGCCGGCGGGATGGCGTCAAAGTGCCATGACACAGCCTCACGTTCGCCAGTGGCGTAGTCGATGACATAGGAGTGATCGGGGTTAGCGGCCCAATCGGTGCCCGTGGCGTCAAACCGCACACCATCCCGGCGGACCGCGGCGACTAGCTCCGCCATGGTGTCGAATTCGAGGGCGTCATCCTCCACGCGGTGAGGGGTGGCGTCCACGTTGAAGGTATCCCCGGGGGTGGCGTCATCCTCCCCCACGTACTCAAAGTATCGGGCGGCGATACGTGTAGCGGTGTACGTGCGGGGTCCCACGGGGGCAGGCGTGGCGGCCGGCACGGGGTCAGCATCCACCATCAACGGATGCACACCATCGACGCGATAGACGGGCTGGCCTACTCCATCCATGCCGACAAACTCACCCCGTTCACCGAAGGTCATGCGTGCAGCGGCACCAGCGACAGCGGGTGACACATTCGCCGGCGCGGTGAATCGCGTGCCCGTACCATCCAGGGTCACGGTGCCACGCGCGCGGGCATCCACCACAGCATCAAGCGTCACACCGCACGCCACCTCCACAGCGGATAAGGCGAAGGAGTCAGCGGGCCGGGCGGGGGTTTCGGTGGGGTTGTTCATGGTTCAATGATACCACGGATCACACATTTATCTAGATAAAATACGCGATCCGGCTAAGCAATTTCCACGCCAGAACGGGCACGGTCACCCCCACCACGGCCGGCACCACACACCACCACCAACCACGCCGGCACCTTGAGTCCAAACCACTCAAGTTGCCCACAGCGGCGCGGAGGCGGAATGGGGTGGGGCGCACCCGCACACGATTTTTCTTTCCCCTCCCGATCGAGCGACCGCTACCATCACCCCTATGAAGATCGCCGGCATCATCCTCACCGCCCTCGGTGTCCTCCCCCTCATCGCCTTCCTGGCGAGCGTCGTGGCCCTGCTCAGCAACATCGCTCAGGTCGGCCTCCCGACAGCCATGGCGAACTACGCGCTCCTGCCCGTCATCACCTTCCCCGGCTTCGCCATGTTCCTCACCGGCGTCATCCTGCTCATCGTCGCCCGCGGCCGCTCCCCCAAGGCCGCCCAAGCCCCTCAGCAGCTCCAGCCCACGCCGTAGACTCCGGCTCACGCCCCCGACTGGTCCTCTCTCCCGGTCGGGGGCTTCGTCATACCCGGGCGCAGCCCGCTCCTTCCGAAACCACTCGGCCCTCCGCCTTATCAACGCCGAACATCAGCCATCGCCTAATTTTTCTTCCAAATTAAGCGGGGCTCGCACCTTGTTAGCTAGCTAAATCCTCGGTAACCTGGACCTATTCGGGCCCGCAACTCAGCCCAACCGCCAGGTGCGAAGCCCATCCCGCACCTCAACCGCCCCTTCATCGGCCGGTTCTCACACCACCTTCCGCGAACACCCGCCGCACACCGCCCTCGAGGCGCGACGCCGGCGCCCGCACCGTCCAGAGAGAGGACCACCGCCATCTCCGCATACCCGTTCGTACTCACGGCCACCGCCTACACGCAAGCCGAGCTGCTGCTGTTCGCCGACGACGCCGAAGCCGCCCACCAACTGCTCCACGAGCGCACCGACGAGCTGATCGACGCCATCCACGCGAAGCACCCCGCGCTGCGGGACGCCGACGGCATCCTCTTCCAGCTGAACGTCGAAGGCGCCTACGGCTACCAGGTGATCGGCGACAACGCCCTCACCCCCGGCCTCGTCCGCCTCTCCACCACCGAGCACGACTGCGCCGACCACGACCACGAGGAGAACCACGCATGACCCGCGAATCCCGCAAGCAGCTCGAGGAGAGGCTCGCCTCGGCCCTCACCGAGAACAGCAAGCTCAGCAACAAGTACTCCTACGCCTCGATCAAGCTCGACGCGCTCGGCTACGACTACGAGGAGCGACCGCTCTCGTTCACCACCCACAACGGCGAGACGACCGAGCCCCACTGGGTGCTCTCCGAAGGCGCCGCCGCCGAGCAGCGCGCCAAGGCCGAAGCGGCCGCCGCCCAGCACGAGAAGGACATCGCCGCCGCCATCGAGAACACGCGGCGCGACACCCTCACCGCCGTGATCGACGCCCTGGGCATCAAGGGCTACGCCAACGGCGGTTACCTCGTCATCGGCCGCCCCTTCCAGGCCACGACACACGACACCGACCGCTTCTGGTCCGATCTGCAGACCGCCCTCGCCGTCCGCGTCGAGAAGAAGACCGCCGACGAACGCGCCGCCATCGCACGCCGGGTCAAGGACCTCACGCGGCCCACCCTGATCGGCGGCATCGCCCCCCTCACCCCGGCGGAGATGCCCCGCTTCGACCATGTGACCATCTCCGGCGACGCGATCTCCGCCGCGATGGCCCGCCCGGACGGCAAGGACCGCAGCGCCCCCGGACCCCAGGGTCCTCCCGGCGCACAAGGCCCCGCCGGCCCGAGCGGCCTCGTCGCCCTCGCCCCTGAGTCGATCGAGCACCTCGCGAAGGCGCTGCGCGCCGAGACGAAGCCCGCCAAGAAGAAGGGCGGCCAGAAGTGACCGCCCGTGGCGTGGAGCTCTACTGGCTTGCTGCGCTGGCTGTGCTCTTCATCGTTGGCCTTGTGCTCCCGAACAACGAAGGCGTCATCCTGACGCAGTGGTTCGCAATGGCCGCGGCCGTGTTCTACGGCGGCATCGACTTCATCGTCCAAGCGATCGAGCGGGGGCCGAAGTGAGGATCCTCGACTACCGCCCCCACGCCGGCAAGACCACGGAGCTCGTCGAGCTCATGCTCGAGCCGGGCAACGAGGACGTGATCTACGTCGCCCCCACCATCGCCCAGGCCGACAATGCGAGTCGCATCGCCGCCCGGATCCTCCTGCAGCGCATCTCTGACCTGCTCGGCTACGACCTGACGGCCCTCGCGGGCCGAATGGAGACCCGCGGCCCGAAGCTCCGCCGCCGGTTCCTCGCCGCGCACCAGGTCGTCAATCGACCCCGCCTCGCCGCCGGCTCCCGCTTCGTCGTCGACGAAACGGATGGGGTGCTGGGCGGCCTCCTCGGCGGCACGATCCTCGCCGCGGCGCTCACCAGCGACAAGGCCGCGGCCGAGCACAAGGCCGACCGGGACGCCGTCTTCCTCGACCAGCACGTCGGCCCGAGGAAGCTGTACGCGCTGTGACCGCCGCATCCGCCGACGCGAAGCTCGTCGCGCGTGCCCTCAACAACCTCGCCACCGCCCAGCAGGAGGTCGCGAAGCAGGCCCGCGCCGCCAACCTGCTGAACCTCGCCCGGTTCGACTACGCCGACCGCGAGGGCCGCGCCCTCTACCTCCCCGTGCCCGTCGCCGGCGTGCACCTCGACGCCGCCACACTCCTCCTCACCGAAGGGAACACTCCCGCATGAACCCCACCATCGACCCCGCGGTGATCGCCGTCATCGACGCCGCCATCGAAGGCCTGCGCACCACCGAAGCGAACTTCGCCGCCCAGGTGACCAGCCTCGACAACGCGCTCGACGATGCCCGCTCGCAGGGCACCCAGGCCACGGCCGACCGCGAGGAGCTCGAGGCCGCCCGCGACGCGCTTTACGCCGCGCTCGGCTACGTCCCGCCGGCGCCCGAGCCGGAGCCCACCCCCGAGGAGTCGCCCGACTACGACGAGTCGCAGCCGTGACCTCCCGCCGCCGGCGCCAGACCCGAGCCCTCGCCGCCCCGTTCACCGGAACCGACCCGTCCGTGCACAACTTCCGCGTCGCCGTGCGCAAGGCCCGCCGGAAGGCGGAGCTGGCGCGCATCGAGCGCATGCGCCTCTCGGCACTGCGGGGCCTGCACGCGTTCACGAAGCTGCAAGAGGCATTCCGGGCCGCCGGCGGAGCGTTCGCAGCGTTCCAGGGCTCGGTCGGTCGCAGCTTCGCCCAGCAGATCGAGGCCCGCAGCGACCACGAACGTCGCCTCGCCATCGTCGACGAGTCCCCAGGCGTCCGCGACGAGATCATGCTCGCCCTGAAGGCGCGCTACGGCGCCGGGCTCACGGTCGTGCACCCCACCCGCCCGATGACCACCCTCCACAACGCCTGACCACCCCAGCTAGTCCAGAGAGAGGAAATAGCTAGCAATGAGCGTCACCCCGTACACACCCCGAACGCCGCTGCAGACGGAGATCTCGAGGCTCGGCGCCCGCGCCGCCTTCCAGATCGCATCCGCGAAGCGCGAGATCCGCGAGTCGAAGGACGAGACCTTCACGAACACCATCGAGATCGACGAGAACGGCAAGGAGGTCTGGCAGTGAGCCGCGACGCAGGCGACCTGATCGAGGACGCAGGCGAAGCGCTCTCCGGCATCGACGGGGACTACCTCGACGACCTCGAGGCGCACATCAGCGTCGCGCCGGCCGCCGACGACCCGAGCACGCTCGTCATCGAGATCACCTACGCGGACGGCCAGGCCGCGACGCTCGAGGCGAAGCTGACCGTGACGGAGGTGGCCCAGTGAGCGCCGTCAACGTCACGGTCGAGGAGTTCCTCTGGGTCCGCGAGAAGGTCGCCCAGGCCCTCAAGGAGGACTCTTCCACCCAGGTGCCCACCCGAGTCCGCCAGGCCGAGAACCTGATGCGTGACGGCTTCATCGACATGGCCGCCGTCCTCGAGCGCCGCAATCCCACCACCCCCGCCGAGCAGCCGGCGGATCCCACCGAAGGAGCCGCCGAGTGAGCGACCGCATCCACAAGTCCATCGCCCTCCCCCAGGGCTACAAGGCCCACCCGGCCACGATCGCGGCCGCCGTCGCCGCGGCGCTCACGGAGCTCGAGGACAAGGTGAAGGCCCGCGGTCTCCGCCCCGTCTGGGACACCGTCGAGATCTCCACCGAGACCGACATCATCGAGAACCGCACCCTCGGCGGCGAGACCGACGCCACCCACGTCACCACCGGCGAGGTCTCCGTGCTCGCCGTCGACCCCCAGGAGGTCCAGGCATGACCATGCTCGACAGCGAGACCATCAACGTCCTCAACGCTCTCGAGGCCCTCGAAGCGACCGGCCCGGTGTGGCGCGTAACGCTCGAGGTGAGCGAGAAGGGTGACTTCAGCGACTCCGTCCGCTACGGCACCCAGTTCGCGCCCGAGTTCACGATCAACCCGTCCGAGATGGGCGCGATCATCGCCAACACCATCCATCAGCACGAGGGCTTCACCCTCCCGCCCCAGACGCTCGCAAAGGAGCCCACCGCATGACCACCATCGACACCGACTACGAGTTCCAGGTCCTCAACTCCCTCCAGGTCGATGCGATCCGCTCGCTGCAGAAGCTCATCGGCGCCGGCAACGCCGAGAAGGGCTTCCACAACGAGGGGCGCGAGATCCTCGGGCTGCCGCAGTTCCTCTCGGGCGCACACCCCGAACCCGGGTTCTTCCATCGCCTGATCGCGAAGATCGTGAAGCTGGTCCCTGCGCTCGAGCGCAACTACTGGACCGCCCGTCTCTCCCTCATCACGACCGAGGTGGCCGAGGCGATCGAGGAGCTCCGCAACGGCCGTGGCGTCACCGAGACGTGGTTCTCTGCGAAGACCGCCATCGGCACGATCGCGTGGAACGCTGGCGAGGAGCCCAACCTCATCCTCCCGGAGGGCGTCATCGGCAAGCCCGAGGGCGTGCCCTCGGAGGTCGTCGACGTGGTCGTCCGCTCCTTCGACTTCGCCGAAGAGGCGCAGTTCGACCTGGCCGAGATTCTCGACCGGAAGCTCGCGTACAACGCCTCCCGCGGCAAGATGCACGGGCGGAAGTTCTGAGCCCTCAGATCGCGGTCGGCCAGACCTGGCGCCGTAACCGCGACGGACGCCTCGCGAAGGTGGTCGGGATCACCGACAACGCGCGCGGAGATGTCCTCGCGCTCGCCTACCGTTACGTCGACGACAACGGCACCTTCACCTCGCCCCGCCGCGAGAACCTCCCGTACACCTTCACCCGCAGCTACACCCTCACCGACAAGGAGAACGCCACATGAGGCGCATCACCAAGACCATCGCGGCCATCGCCGCCGCCGGCGCGCTCGTCCTCGGACTCGCCGCCTGTGACGGCGCCGCCCCGGCTCCCACCACGCGCGATTCGCAGCTCGCCGAGTCCGAAGCGAACTTCGAGTCCCGTCGCGCCCCCGACGTGACCGGCGACGCCGAGTACCAGAACTACATCAAGGCGCAGGAGGAGGTCTACGACGACCCCGCCAGCATCATCTGGTGCACCGCCGCCTTCCCGAGCGCCGCAGCCCCGATCTTCACGGTCCCGATCGCCGGCAAGCTCACCTCCAGCTCCGTCTCGTTCTACCCGAACCAGACGCTCGAGCGCGCCGACCTGGGCGAGTACAACGGCGACATCCTCGTCGAGGCCCAGTCCGTCGACGGCATGTACCACGGCAGCCCCGGCCCCTACCGCTACGGCTTCACGCCGGGCGGCCAGTACGTCGACTTCACTGGCCTCTCGACCTTCTGCACCACCGCTCTCACCGAGTTCCAGCGCCAGACGCTCGAGGTGTCGGCGGCCGCGGACAACGGCGTCACCGACCAGGCCGAAGAGGCGCTGCGCAACGGCGACCCGACCAAGGCGCAGGAGATCACCGATGGCGCTGCTGGATAACCCGCAGGGGCCCCGGGGTCGCCGTACCGGCCCCGGGCTCCTGCTCGCCCTCCTCGCCGCGATCTTCGTCGTCGTCGTTCTGGTCTCCGGCTGCTCCACCGCGGCGGGGTACGTCCAGAAGGGGCAGGACATCATCTCGGCCGACAACCTCGAGGAGCAGCACGACCGCGTCATCCGCGAGTGGCGCTCGCTCACCACCGCGGCCGACAACGCCTGCGCCGCCCAGGCGGAGCAGGATCGCGACCCGAACGCCCCGGTCCTCGTCGAGGGCCCCGCACTCGCCTACGCCGCCACCTACCGGACGGTCTGGGCCGAGTACAACGCCCGCACGGAGAACATCTTCGAGGCCGGATTCGTCGGACCCCTCGGCTACCCGAAGGACATCCCGAACTTCGTCACCGGCCCCACCCCCGACTTCTGCCAGGTGAGCGTCAAGCTCGCCGAGCTGAAGGCCGCCGCAGAGTAAGGAGCACCACCTCATGAACACCAACCTCCCCCAGGCCTCCGCGGACGCAGCGATGCGCTTCGCCGCCGCGGCCCGAGACCTGAACAGCCTCGCCGAAGAGTTCGAGACGGCCGTCGCGGCCGCCCGCGAAGGCATCCGCCCCGTGCTGGACGCCCTGCAGCTCCTCGCCCCGATCGACCTGAACGGCGGTATCTGAGATGTCGGCGCGCGTCAGCTTCGAGCACAACACCTCCGGCGCCCGCGTGGAAGGCGAGTACATCGCCGACACCGGCATCGCCTGGATGGTGAAGGCCGGCAACCTCCCGGTCCTGGTCCTCTCGCAGGACGAGTGGTCCTCGGTGCCGGCGCGCGCCGACTCGCCCCTCGGCGGCAGCCTCCGCGACTACCTGAGGGGGTTCTGATGACCGAAGCGACCATCGAGGAAGCGGAGGCGGCCCTGGCCGCCCCGCAGGGCCCCTTCATCCGCATCACCGTCGAGATCCAGGAGCCGCTCGCGCCCGACGCCGGCCCGAAAGAGCCCGTCGACGCCCCGCGGTACACCCACGCCGAGTTCCTGCCCGCGGGCTTCCCGGTCGTGGGCTCCCTCGACCCCGCGGTCAACGTGCACGCCGCGTCCGTCATGGTGGCCGCTGTCGCCGCCCGACTGTTCGTCCAGCACTTCGCGGAGGATCTCGCGTGACCGGCCAGCAGTGGGCGGTCGTCGTCCGCGACGCGCCGCTCGGCCTCGGCAACATCGTCCGCCTCGAGAAGGGCGTGCTGCACCGCGGGCCGCGCTTCACCGGCTGGTGGTGGCGCTCCAACGAGTTCAAGGCCCTCAGCAAGGGGTTCGACGAAGCGCACCGCGCAGAACAGGTAGCTAGCTAAATGGGCGTCTCCGACCCCTCGCTCATCTGGGCCGTCAACGACGCCCAGCCGAACACCGACGAAGAGATCAGCATCGTGCGGAGCCTCATCCGCCGGCTCTTCCCCTCCGAGGCTCCTTCAGACCAGACGGCCCGCGCCGAACTGGACGCCATGCTCTTCGGCCCGGTGGTGACCGCGTGACCCTCCCCGTCCTCGCCTTCGACACCGAAACGAACGGCATCGACACCGACACCGCTCGGATCGTCACCGCCTACCTCGGCATCCTCAGCCCCGACGGTGTCATCGTCCGCGAACAGGAGTGGATGGTACGGCCCGATGGCTGGACGATCCCCGAGGAAGCGGCGGCAATCCACGGCGTAAGCACCGAGGAAGCGCTGGCAAATGGCCGCCCCGCCGTGGAGGTCATCTCGGAGATCGCCGCGATCATCGCCGCCGAGTGCGGGCAGGGCCACCTGCCGCTCGTCGGCCAGAACCTCCAGTACGACCTGACCCTGCTCGATCGGGAGTTGCGTCGCCACGGTCTCGGCACGATCGAGGCCCTGCTGCAGGGCGTCGTCGTCCTCGACTCCCTCGTCCTCGACAAGGAGATCGACCGCTACCGCCGCGGCAAGCGGATCCTGACCAGCATGGCAGAGCACTACGGCGTCACCCTGACGGAGGACGAGGCGCATGGCGCCCGCGCCGACGCGGTGGCCGCCGGCCGCATCATCCAGGCCATGACCCGTCACCCGAAGGGCGCGGTGCTCCGCAAGGTACCCCTCCCCGTCATCCACCAGAAGCAGATCGCTTGGAAGGCCGAGCAGGCCGCCAGCCTTCAGCAGTACTTCCGCACCAAGGGCGGCGAGCCTGACGCCGTCGTCCGAGGCGAGTGGCCCTTCATCCCGGCCGCCGCCTGACCAGCCCATCGAGAGAGGAACACCATGACCACCGAGAACACCCCCAAGCCCACCCTGCCCGCCAGCGCCACGCCCCCGGCCCCCGCGCCGCAGCCCCAGTCGCAGCCCGAGGGCAAGACCGCCCTGCTCGACAAGGAGCTCGAGGCCCTCATCGCCGAGGAGAAGTCCCGCTGGTCCGTCGACGACGCCGTGCGCGCGCTGCTCCAGGCCCTCGAGCTGGACGAGACCAGCGTGAGGGCTCTCGACATCCGCTCGAACGGGATCGTCCGCATCATCGGCACCGACAACTCCGGGCGTACCGCGCGGTTCACCGCGCTCGAGCGCACGAAGCCGGAGGTGGTGCGATGAGCGGCATCCGCATCCTCGTCGATCTGGACGGGGTTCTCGCCAGCTGGCACGGGGGCGTCTCCGAGCGCCTCGAGACGCAAGGCTTCGACGTGTCGACGCTCAACCACTCGCTCTGGGATCTCGGGATCGACGACGCCGCGCGCGATCGCATCAAGTCGGTCCACGCCCAGCCGGGCTTCTACCGCCACCTCCAGCCGATCCCCGGCGGTATCGAGGTGGTGCGAGAGCTGGCCCGCCAGGGCCACCAGGTCCGCATCTGCAGCTCCCCGGACTCGACCAACCCGACCTGCGCGTCCGACAAGATCGCGTGGGTCCGCGAGCACCTGGGCCCGGAGTGGGTGAAGCGGCTCATCCTGACCGATGACAAGACCGTCGTCCGCGGGGACGTGCTCATCGACGACAAGCCGCTCATCACCGGCGACGAGAACCCGGAGTGGAAGCACATCATCTTCACCCAGCCCTACAACGCCGGCGTGCACGACAACCGCGCCCGCCTCAACGAGTGGACGCTGCAGAGCACCATCCTCGCGATCCACGAGGCGGTGGTCCGCGGATGAGCGCCCCCATGTTCATCGGCCTGGGCGGCAAGCTCCGCTCCGGCAAGGACGCGGTCGCCGATCACCTCGTCGACCGGCACGACTTCGTGAAGATGGGAATGAGCGACCCGCTGCTCGAGCACGCGCTCATCCTCAACCCGTACGTCCCGATCAACACCCGTCCGAACGGCCTCGTCGGCGAGGAGGGGCTCTTCGTCCACCTGTCTGACCTGGTCGCTCAGGTCGGCTACGTGGAGGCCAAGAAGAACCCCGAGGTTCGGCGCTTCATGCAAGCCGACGGCACCGACGGCGGCCGCGAGTTTCACCACGAGGACGTGTGGGTCGATCGCATGGTGAAGACCGCGAAGGCGCATCTCGACGCCGGCAAGAGCATCGTCGTCACCGGGCTCCGCTTCCCGAACGAGCTGCAGGCCGTCCAGCAGCTCGGCGGCCACACCTTCTGGGTGGACCGCCCCTCGGAGGTAGACTCCGCAGCCCCGGCCGCGGCGCACGCCAGTGAGAACAGCGTCGACGCGTCCATGTTCGACCGCACCATCCTGAACGACGGCACGCTGGAGGATCTCTACGCCACCGTCGACAACCTCGTGAAGGACTACCAGCTGTGATTTCGATCCGGGACACCGGCACTCATTCCGACGGGCTCACGCCCACCATCGCCGTCTCCGGCGGCCGAGGCAACACGGATCGCCCCGAGGTGAACATCATCTTCCGGGAGACCGACGGCGCAAGCACCCGCACCCTCCAGGGCTGGTTCGACCGCGACGACCTGATCGCCGCGATCGAGGCGGCCGCGTGAGCACCCTCCACATCTACTCCACCGACCCCTGCACGCGCTGCGTCTTCGTGAAGCGCTGGCTCGACGCCCGCAGCATCCCGTACACCGAGACGAACATGGCCCACCTCCCGGCGGCCGAGGCCGACGAGATCCGCGCCGCCCTCGCGAAGGACGGATACATGGGCGCCCCTACGGTGTACTTCACCGACGACGACGCCGACTTCCGCCTCTCCTTCACTGGCGCCGACATGACGAAGCTCGAAGAGATCGAGGCGCACCTGAACGCGCAGGCGGTCACGGCATGAGCGCGAAGGCAGCGCCCGTGCTGCAGCATCGGCTCGCAGTGAGCCGCCGCGCTCTCCGCGTCGCGCACGGCCAGTACATTTTCGAGCCGGCGCGCGCCGAGCACCTCCCGGAGGTCCCGCCGTCGTTCAAGCCGGAGACGGGGACGTACCGCGAAGTTGCTTCGGCAGCTAGCAAACTCAACGCCGCGCAGGAGCGCAGCTCCTTCCTGGACTACCTGTACTGGCCGGAGCCGGTGAAGGAGGTGGAGCATGCCGTATAACGCCGGCGACAGGGTGATGCTGGACCGCAGCCTTGAGGTCCGATTCGTCCGCGCTCTCGACTCTGATCGGGCGGTCATCGAGATGGCGGGAGCGACTCAGGTGGTTCCACTACAGGCTCTATCGACAGACGAAGCGTAAGGGGCCCCGCCGACACGGCGGGGCTCTTCCCTTTACCCGATGGGCACGGGCTGGCTGGTGGGCATCATGACGAGCTTCACCGTGTCTCCCAGCTCCTTCGACATCGCGTGCATGAACAGGCTGCGGTCGAATTCGTAGCTGAACCCCTTGCCCCAGATGAAGACACTGCTGTCTGTCGCCTGAATCTGGACACTCCGCGCGCCGTCCATGTCTTTGAGCCTCTGTGGCATATCGTTCCCCTGTCTGATTTGTGGTTGAGGCCACTTTTCGTATGAGCGTAAGCTATCGCCCGACCAGAGTTAACCATCATGCTCTGACACTCGAACAAAAATACGAACGGAGCTGTCATGACAGCTGTCCAGGAGAAGTCGGGGCGCACCCTCTCTGCCCCCGCCTTCAGCACCGACAAGGAGTTGTTCGCCACCCGCTACAAGCAGGGCGGCCGAACCGTCTATGGGGTCGCACTCACCCCTGCGCAGATCACGTCAGTCGTGAAACGGCCCGACCCGCTCGCGACCAACCCCGGCAACCGGCGCATCCGGCTTGACCACGCCCAGGCTTTTGCGCGCTATTTCATCGAGCACGAAGAGTGGGTCGTCCCGGGAATCATCCTCCGGGCGCCGAACATCTTCAGCTTTGAGCAAGAGGCCGACGGGGCGAACCTGCAGATCGGCACCGTCCGATACCCCGAGCGCAACCAGGGCGACATCCAGATACTCGACGGCCAGCACCGAATCCTCGGCTTCCACCTGGCGCTCGAGATCGTCGATGCGCAGATGGAGAAGGCGCGCAACGCCAAGGCGACCGCGCGCCGGGTGCAGGACGCGAACGCAGTGAAGGCCGCCGATCAAGAGATCACTCGCCTCGACCGCGTGCGTGACCGCCTTGCGAGCGAGCGCATCGCCGTGGAGATCCAGGTGACCGACGACCTGTCGGCCTACCGCCAGATGTTCTTCGATATCGCGGAGAACGCGCTCGGCATCACTGCCTCCGTCAAGGCGCGCTTCGACAGTCGCAAGGTCGTCAACCGAGCCCTCCCAGAGGTGCTCGTGCACCCGCTGCTCGCGACCCGCGTGGATCTTGAGGCCGACCGGATCCCCGCGTCGAGCCCGAACCTACTCACCGCGCGGCACATCATGGAGACGCTGCGCGTGCTGACCGTTGGCTACGACGGCCGCGTGAGCAAGCGACTCGACAAGGAGCTCGACGAGAAGGTCATCGCCCGCTCCGGCATCGACTTCTTCGACGCGCTGCTCGAGGCGTTCCCGGTCATGCAGACGCTCAACAACGGCCAGATCACGCCCGAGATGATCCGCAAGACCTCCATGCTCGGCTCCGCCGCCTTCATCCGCGTCCTGGCCGGCGCCTACTACGAGCTGATTCAGAACCACGCGTGGAGCCGCAGCGCGGTCATCGAGTACTTCTCGCGCCTCGCCAAGCACACCAACGCACCGGCGCACCTGAACTCGATCTGGAAGCTGCACGCGGCGCCCGAGGCGTTCCACGCGGACGCCTTCGGCCCGAACCAGCGTCGCCAGGACGCGAAGGGGCTCGTGCTCTCGATCGTCGACTGGGGCGTGATGAAGGAGGCCTTCGTCGACGCCGAGCCGCAGCCGGCGCCGGTCATGGAGGTGGACGAGGACGACGCGCTCGACTTCGCGCCCAGCCACAACACGAAGAAGCTCGAGGCGGAACTACGCGCGGAGGACGCCGAGCTGGCCGAAGCTGGCAAGGCCCGCGCCCGCTCCGTGAAGAAGGGCTAGACTCCGCGGCTGCAGAGGTCGCCAACCACGCAGCGCCGGCACGTCAAGCCGGCTGACGCCCCCTCGGGACTCATACCCCCGAGGGGGCGTCGTCGTTGCACCTAGACTCCGCGCCCATGCAGGGAACGGTTTTGCTGGGCAAGGGCAAGTCGATCGACGATGCCCTCCTCGAGGCGGCCGTCATGGACCTCTCCGCCGAGGAGACCTCCGCCCGCCTGCGCGGAGCCCTGTCCCCCGCGCGCGTCATGCTCCGCTGGAAGGAGCTGCTGCGCTCGAACACCTGGCTCGAGGCGGCCGAGCGCGAGCAGGCGCTCCTCCGTGTCCTCCAGAGTAACCTCGTCGACCTGCAGAGCGCAGAAGGCCTCGGCGCCGACGGCTACAAGATCCAGCTCTCCATCATCCGCGAGCTCTTCGCGCGCCTCGACAAGCGCCAGGCGGCCACGCAGGAGGAGCTGAACACCTACAACCAGAACGTCGGAGCGGTCCTCGGCCGCGTCGTCGACATGAGCCTCTCGTACATGAAGGGCGCCCTGCGCGATCAGGTCGACCCCGAGAAGTGGGACGAGCTCACTCAGGAAGCCCTCGTACTCGCCTGGAACGAGATCGAGAAGAAACAGGTCGAGGCGTGACCATCCTCGACACCGCGGTTTTCGACGCCGCGATGGACGAGATTCGACAGCGCTCCAAGAAGGCGCTCTACCAGCGCGACTTCGCCGCCTGGCTGAGCGACGTGCTCGGCGAGCGGATGTACGACAAGATGGCCGAGGTCAGCGACGACGTGCTGTTCGGTAAGCACCCGCGCACCCTCGTGAAGTCCGCCAACGGTACAGGCAAGACGCACTCCGCCGCGCGCTGGGTGATGTGGTGGGTGACCGCCTTCCCGAAGGAGGAGTCGCTCGCGATTCTCACCGCGCCCACGCTGAAGCAGGTGCGACTCGGCGTGCTCGCCTACCTCAAAGAGTCGTACGGCTACGTCAAGCTCAAGGCCCAGGCCGAGGGCAAGCCGATGCCGTGGCCCGGTTGGATCAGCGAGCAGGACGAGTGGCGCTACGCCACCATGGGCGGAAACCAGACTCTCGCCGTCGCCCGAGTGCCCGGCGCCTCCGACGCGATCTCCACCTTCCAGGGTCTCCGCAAGACCGGTGGTCGGAACTTCATCTCGCTCGACGAGGCCGGCGGTGTCTCGCGCGACATCTTCACTGCAATCGACGCCCTGATGACCTCGGGCGACGCGCGCATGGGCGGCATCGGGAACCCCGACCGCCGCGGCACCGCGTTCTACGACGCCTTCAACGACCCCCGCCTGGCCCGCGAGTACCAGCTCCACACGATCACCGCCTACGACACCCCGAACCTCACCGGCGAGGTCGTCTACAAGGACGACCCCGACAAGGAGCGCATGCTCCGCAACGGCCTCATCTCGGCCCGCTGGGTCTTCGAGCGAGAGCGCATGTGGAAGACCGGCGGCGAGGTCGTCTACGACCCGAAGGCGGAGGCCGAGCGCAACCTCACCGGCCGCCCCGACGGTCGCTTCAAGGCGAAGGTCGGCGGCCAGTTCCCCGACGAGGACGACCACACGTTCTTCCCCGAGGAGCCCATCAACGCAGCCCGTCACCGTGAGCTCCCCGCTGAGCAGATCTCGGCCGCGCCGATCGTGCTGGGTGTTGACCTTGCGACCACTGGTACGGATGAGTCCGTTGTGATGATGAACAAGGGCGGCCGCGTCCGTCTGTTCGACGGCAAGGTGAAGTACGACGACGGAGGTGAAGAGCGCGAGACCGAGGGCACCTGGGCCAAGGAGGACGAGCTCTCGAACGCGCGCCGCGTGCACGCCATCGCGACCTACGTCGGCGCCACAGAGGTCCGCCTCGACGCAGGTGGTATCGGTGCCGGCATCGCCACGAACCTCGAGCGTCTCGACGAGTTCAAGGGCAAGCAGTACGTCGTCATCCGCGTCAACGGCGCGGTCGCAGCGACCGACTCCGCCCGCTGGGCCAACGCGCGCGCGCAGAACCACGACCAGCTGCGCGAGCAGCTCGCCGACAACCTCCTCGACCTCGACTACGACGACGATGTTCTGAAGGACCAGCTGCTCGCTGTCACCTACGACCTAAACAAACGCGGCGCCGTCCAGATCACCCCGAAGAAGGACATGCGGACGGAGATGCACGGCTCTCCCGACCGCCTCGACGCCGTGATCTACGCCGTCATCAACACCGACGCGATCATGAACCCGCCGCTCGGCGACATGCAGCGCGGAGACGTGCTCTCGATCGACCCGTGGGAACTGCTGCAGTACTCGCGTGAAGACGACGCATACCCGGTCTGAACCCCGGCGATACCGGCCCGACCGACCCTAGACTCCGCGTCACCATGTCAGACGCTCACGTACACGCCCTCCTCGAGACCTTTGGCGAAGCCGCCGCTGAATCGCCTGCCGTGAAGGAGGCGTTCGACCGCGCCATGGCGCTGCTCCGTCGCGAGGACCAGGGCTACATCGCGGTCTACGGCGCCGGCGGGGCCCAGAACCTCGACAGCCAGTTCGGCCTCACGCTCGAGAGCCTGAAGGAGTGGGGCCGCAAGATCCGCGAGTCCGTCGTGGCTGCCCCCTGGATGGGCGCCGGCTTCCGGCGACGCTACGACTACATCTGGGAAGGCGGCATCCGGTACGGCAACATCCCGGAGCCCACCCGCGGCAAGAAGAACCTCCAGGAGGTCATCGACGACCCCGAGAACCAGCTGCACTTCTTCGGAGATGACGCACGCCGCGCCCGCGAGGAGTGCCTCTACGCGGAAGGCATCGCCTTCTGGATCGGCCACAAGGGCACGAAGAGCATCGAAGCCATCCCGCTCCGTCAGATCACCGACCATCTCCTGCAGCCGTCCGGTCTCGGGTACGCCTGGGCCTACAAGCGCGAGTGGTCCGAGGTCGATCTCGCCACCGGCGAGACCAAGGAGCAGGTGCGCTGGTACTTCACCGACCGCTTCGAGAAGCGCCGCGTCAAGGAGATCGTGCCGAAGGGCGGCGGCGACCCCATCCCCGTCGACCAGGACCACGTCATCTTCGACATGATCGCCAACGGATCCACCGGCCTCGTCTACGGCGCCCCCGACGCCCTGGCTGCCTGGGTCTGGAACGGCATCGCCCGCGACGCCACCATGGACGGCCGCGCGATGACGCAGGCGCTCGCCACCTTCGCGCTCAAGGCCTCCGTCAAGAGCAAGGAGGGCGAGAAGAACACCAGCCTGCAGCTCGCTACCCCGCACGGCGCCGGATCCACCGCGGTGCTCGGCCAGGCGAACGACCTGGTCCCGCTGTCCACGGCCGGCAAGGGCTACGACTTCAGCCCCCTCAACTTCCTCACCGCGATCGTCGCCACCTCCCTCGACATCCCGGCCATCCACCTGACCGCGAACCCCGACGAATCCGGCTCCGGCGCCTCGCAGGCGCTCGACCTGCCGACCCGCCTCGCCATGGAAGCCCGCCGGCGCGAGCACATCGCGCTCGACAAGCGCGTGCTCACCTGGATGGGCGTCACCAAGCCCGACGTGACCTTCGCCCCCTTCAGCTCCGGCGACCAGATCTACCGCCAGGTGCAGGCTCTCGTCCTGCAGCTCGACAAGGGCGCGATCGACATCCAGGAATTCCGCGACGCCCTCGACGACCTGTACGCCCGACCGAACGGCAAGGCGCCGAAGACCTCCGAGCGCGCGGACGTGCTGCTCGCGAAGGAGATGGCGAAGATCGAGAAGGCGAACGCGCCCACGCCGGCCCCCGCGGCTGACGGCGCCGCTCTCCCTCAGGTCGCCAGCCCGAACCAGGGGCGCTCCAACGGCACGGGCGGCCAGGACGGCGGAAACGCCTCCAACGACATCCGGCGCGAATAGCTGGATACCGAACCCCCTCAGGTAGTGAAAAGTCGACTCTAGACTCCGCGCCATGCCCAAGACCCGGACTTATGTGCAGGAGGCCTCTCGCCTTGCCGAGAAGCGCGCCGACGGCACCTACCGCGTCGTCCTCATCACCGAGGGCACGGGCTCGACGGGCGTCTACTCGGCAGAGCTCATGGACTCCTCGGTCCACGTCTTCGAGAACGCCCCGTCCTACATGGACCACCCGATCGACCCCGAGCACCCCGAGCGGCGCCCCGTCCTGAGCATCGGTGGTCGCTTCAGCAACGTCGAAGCCGAGGACGGCGAACACGGCCGCCAGCTCGCCGCGGACTTCAAGCCGCGCGAGGAGTTCCGGCCCCTCTTCGAGGAGTTCGGCGACGTGCTCGGCCTCTCGATCTTCTGCGGCGCGTACGGCGAGAAGGACCAGAGCGGCCGTGTGGTCGTCGAGGCCTTCGACGACACCGACCCGTACCGCTCCGTGGACATCGTCGTCGCTGCCGGCCGCGGCGGCCGCTTCAAGCGCGCGCAGGAGTCGCTGCGCACCATCGAGTCTTCCCTCGGCATCCCCGAGGGCAACCAGCCTGGGTCAACCTCGGCCCCGGATTCCACCAACCTGCAGGAGAACACCATGGATCCCAAGGCTCTCGCGGAGGCGCTCGTGCCCCTCCTCGCCGACGCCCTCAAGCCCATGACCGACTTCCTCGCGGAAGAGGGCGCACGTCGCCAGGCCGAGGCTGACGCTGCGGCCCAGACCCCGGAAGTGAAGGATGCCGTCGAGGCCGCCATCACCTCCGTCGAGGCCATCAAGGCCGCGAAGGTTCTGCCCTCGTTCGAGACGAAGCTCATCGAGTCCGCCAAGACGGGCGCCGATGTCACCGCGGACCTCGAGTTCGCGAAGACGGTCACCGCAGAAGCCAAGGGGCCGAAGGCTCCCGAGGCCTTCCCCTCGTCCTACGTCCACGAGTCGGCCACCGGCGCCAGCGCCGATGACGACTTCTCGCTCAACCTCGGAGGCCGCTGATGAGCGCATCTGCAACGAAGGCCCGCGCCACCCAGGCGGTCTTCTCCCACACCCACCTCGACGGTGAGTCGACGATCTGGGACGTGCCCGCGGGCACCGAGTCCCGGACCCTCGTCCGCGATGGCGACACGTTCGCCGTCACGCTGACCCGCGCCCCCGGTGGCACCGGTCGTGATGAGCTGGCGATCGGCCCGTTCAAGGTCTCCCGCGAGCAGCTCGTCGGCGTGAGCAACGAAGAGGCGGTCGCCGTTGGCGAGCACGCCGTCGGCGTCACCCCGCACGGCACCTGGGAGTTCGAGGGCATCGTCGGCGCCACGGTCGACACCCCGCAGAGCACCCCCGTCTACGTGGAGGCCGACGGCGATCTCACGGTCACCGAGGGCACCAACACCCGCGTCGGCGTCGTCAACTACCCCGGCACCTACACCAAGGTCGCCGGCACCCTTCCCATCAAGATCGGAGCCTGAGCATGGAGAACCTGCTCGAGCAGTACAAGAACCAGTTCACGCTGGACGGCAAGCTGAAGCCGCAGCCCGGCGTGACCAAGGAGAAGGTGAAGGAGGCCAAGCGCCTCTTCACCGGCGCGCAGGCGGGCTCGTACGTCGCCGAGGGTCAGCTCAAGGAGCTGTTCTCTTCGACCGACCTCTCGTTCTCGATGGCGCACCTCCTCAACATCGACCTCATCCCGCAGCTGCCCAAGGAGGCAGAGCAGGTGGAGAACCTCGCCGGCTACCGCCTGGTGAAGGACTTCAACCCGGTCGTGCTGCGCTCCATCATCGGGCGCGACGGTGTCGAGGGTGCGGGCGTCGACTCGCGCGGTGCGGCTGCGGTCGTCCCCGAGGGCACGCCCTACCCGATCGTCACCGTGAAGAGCGACGAGGAGTCGTTCTACTCGAAGCTGTCGAAGCGCGGTTTCGCGTTCGACCTGACCTTCGAGGCGATCATCAACGACCTCATCGGCGAGCTCGAGGGCCTGCCGACCGAGTTCCTGAAGACCACGGGCAAGACGTACTACGCCGAGGTCTTCGACGCGCTGGAGAAGGCCGGCCAGTTCCTCGAGTCCGTCACCCTGCCGAACGGCGAGTCGACGGTCCCGAACGCTCCGGTCTCGGCCGCGGCGATCATCGCGGCCGCGGTCGCGTACGAGAACCGTGCGATCAACGGCAACAAGCTGGGCGCCGCGTCGAGCTACAACGTCATCGTCCCGAAGGGCCGCAAGCGCTTCCTGGACTACGACATCCTGCAGTACGGCCGCATCATCCAGGTGCAGGACGGCAACCTCACGCTGGCCCCGGACTCCGCGATCCAGGCGCTCTTCCCGAGCATCGAGATCATCGAGTCCGACCGCGTGACCGGCTCGGAGTGGTACTTCTACCCGAAGCCCGGCTCCACCAGCCGTCCGGTCCTCGAGCGCCTCGGCCTCCGTGGCTACGAGACGCCGGAGATCCGCGTCCGCAACGACCAGGGCTTCTACCCCGGTGGCGGCCAGGTCGGCATGTGGCAGGGCGGGTTCGTGGCCGACACGGCCTCGTACCGCTACCGCCTCATCACCGGTGCGGTCCTCTGGGACGACACCTTCGTGGTCCGCTCCAAGGGCACCGGCCAGGCCTGACCCGGGCCGATAGCTAGCTAATCGGGGGCGGGGCCACGAGCCTCGCCCCCATCAGCAGAACAGGAGACACCGTGTCCACACCTCGCCCCATCCGCCTCACCACGGTCGCGTCGAATCCGTCGCGCACCGAGCCGCAGGAGTACGCCGTGATCGGCGGCCTGCCGACGGCGACCGCGACCAAGGCCGGCGGCATCAAGCGTGCCAGCGCCACCCCGAACTCGACCGCGACCGATGTCCCTGGCGTCGTCGCGGACCTCAACGCGCTGCTCGCCAAGCTGCGCACCGCGGGCGTCATCGCGTCCTGACCTTCAGCCCGACTGAAACCCGGCCCTCTCGGATCACGCCTTCCGAGGGGGCCGGACCAATGCAAGGAGATCGCATGAACAAGGGCAAGGCCCCGCTCGACCCGAACACCCTCCTCGGCCAGCTCCGCGTCTTCGTGGGCGACGTCCAGAGCTCGCCCCTGGAGCCCGCAGAGGAAGGGTGGGGCAGCTACGCCATCTTCGGCGACGAGTCGCTCCTGGGGGCACTGGCGGCCGCCGGCGACAACCTCAACCGCGCCGCGGGCAACCTCTTCGCCACCCTGGCTGTCGAATACATGCAGCTCGGCAAGAGCGTGCGCACCGACGACCTCGCAATCGACACCCGCGGCCGCGGCAAGGACCTCCTCGAGGTCGCCCGCTCCTTCTGGGAACAGGCCGCGCTGAGCGATGCCGCCACCGGCGGGGACATCTTCGCCGTCGTCGGCCCCGCCGGCCGCGCCGCCCCCGTGGTGCGCCCGGAGGCTACGCCGTGGCCGATCCTCTGAGCTGAGGCGAACGCCGCCGCACCGCGGGGCGCCAGACGGTCACCTGTCGCGTCCCGCGGTCAGTCTCGAAGCGCACGACGCAGACGCGGTCGTTCGAGGCGACCACGAACCCGGGCACCTGCTCTGCCACGCGATCCGGCCACTGCACCCAGATCCACACGGGCGGCTGCTCCCCCACCGGCTCCCACTCGAGCTCCTGCGGGCCGTGCGCGCGCGGCGGCAGCGTCACCGGCGGAACCGCCTCGATCACCTGGCGGAGCTTCTCGTCCGTCACCTTGTTCGAGCCCAATCCGTGTCCTCCTGCTACACGTTTGCTACACGCCGGCCCTCGCAGCAATGACGAAGGCCCGGACTTCGTTGGAAATCCGGGCCTTTTTCCGAGCCACCTAAGGGAATCGAACCCTTGACCTATTCATTACGAGTGCGATCATGGCATGTAGTTCGATGATGCGGGAAGTTGAATCGAGTGTCAAACCGCGAGATTCCGCGGGAGTGACCTCTACCGCTAGTTGAGGGTTGTGGGGGCAAAAGTAGTCTCGTTGCTACACGTTCTGCTACACGCGGGGGTCGGTCATGGCGGCCATGAACTTGTCCGACGGCACGAGGGCCAGGTGGGCGTAGCGCTCCGTCACCCGGATGGAGCTGTGGCCCATGAGCTTACTGACCTCCTGGATTGTGAGCCCGGCCTGCAGCAGCCATGACGCGTACGTGTGGCGAAGGTCGTGCGGCCGGCCGCCGGTGTTGAGATCGTTCCACACATCCCGGCGCCAGTTCGATGAATTCGTGTGCGGGAAGACGAACGGGCCGCCCTCCTTCACGAAGGGCTTGATCTCGGCGACCACCCAGTCGGGGATCGGCACATCGCGGATCTTCCGGCTCTTCGGGTACTTCTTGACGACGCCGGTCGCCTGGTCGCGAACGTGCGTCACGCGGATCATCCGGCGCTTCAGGTCCACCCGCTCGGGCGCGAGCCCGGCCATCTCACCCCAGCGCAGGCCGCAGCCGACGAGGAGTGCGAGCATGGCGCGGTCCCGCGGGCGGTCCTTGAGCTTCTTCATCATCTTCGCGACCTGCTTGCGCGTGAAGAATCGCATGATGTCCGTCTCCCCCGGCTCGAGGCCGAGGCGGAAGGTCGGGTTGGCGCGGATGATCTCAGCGTCGACGGCCGCCGACAGGGACATCGAGAAGACGCGCACGTTGCGGGTGACGCTGGACTCGGCGAGCCCCTTCTTCTGGAGCACCGTCACCCACTCCTTCACGGCGAATCGGGTGATGTCCACGAGGGGCACGTTCTCCCAGTGCGGCATGAGGTGGTTCTTCACCGCGGAGGCGTCGGCTCGCTTCGTCGACGGAGCCGGGTTGTGCGACGCCCACCAGGTCTCGTACCAGTCGCCCCACGTCCGCTTCCCGGAGGCCGGGTCGCGCCAGCCCGGCTTCGACGCCTCGTTCTCCGCGAGGGTCGCCTCGGCGATCGCGCGCTTCTCGTGCGGGAAGGTGCCGGCCGAGCGCGCCTTACCGTCCGGCCCGCGATACAGCGCGCGCCAGTTGCCAGAGGGGAGAGATTGCGTCCAAGCCACCATTGCACCGTAGCATTTAGCTAGCTAATGTTGAAGATCCGAGACTTAAGAGAGGGGACACCATGAGGTTTCTGACGATGGATGAGCTGGTGAAGGAGTCGGGCATCTCCCGCTTCACGCTCATGCCGGCGCTGCAGCGCGGCGATCTGCACGGCTTCCAGCGCGTGAAGCGCGGGACGTGGCGAGTTGACCGCCCGTGCTTCGACGCCTGGATGGCCGGCGAGAAGTGCGAGCACCAGACCGCGAAGAAGGGGAAGGCCGCGTGAAGTTCCTGGATCTGTTCTGCTGCCAGGGCGGCGCATCCACCGGGTACACGCGAGCCGGGTTCACCGTCTACGGCGTCGACATCGACCCGCAGCCGCACTACCCGTTCCCCTTCCACCAGGGCGACGCGTTGGATGTGATGCGACGACTGATCGCTGGCGAGGCGATTCCCTTCACGCACCCAAGCGGCCTGGTGGAGCTCCTGTGGCTGCACGACTTCGTCGCCGCAGGAGCCAGCCCGCCCTGCCAGGGGTACACGGCCCTGAAGGCCGTCCACGGCAACGAGTGGCCGCTGCTCATCGAACCGACCCGCGACCTGCTCGACGAAATGGGCATCCCGTACGTCATCGAGAACGTGCAGGGCTCGCCCCTGCGCCGTGACATGACTCTCTGCGGGCTGATGTTCGGCCTGCGCGTCTTCCGACACCGTTACTTCGAGCTGGGCGGCTGGGCGGCCGCCGCACCCGCGCACCCTTCTCACAAGGGCCACCGAGTCTCGGGGTGGCGGCACGGTGTCCGTTACGAGGGCGACATGGTCGCGGTCTACGGCGAAGGCGGCGGCAAGGGGTCAGTAGCCGACTGGCAAGCCGCGATGGGTATCGACTGGACCAGCGACCGGCACGGCATCGCTGAGGCCATCCCACCTGCCTACACCGAGCACATCGGTCTGCAGTTGCTCGAGCACCTCGCCCCGACGCGGGCGGTCGATGTGGCGGTGGCCGCGTGAGTGCGCTCAGCGACGCCCAGGCAGCGCTCAAGGCGTACGACGATGTCCCGGGCAAGGGAGTGGACCGTTCGGGGTGGACCCGGGACGATCGCGACTTCGCGCGCGAGCAGCAGCGCGCCCACTTCATCCGCACGGCGCCACGGGTGGTCGACACCCTCCGTGCTCTGCTGTCGGCGACCACCGAGCCGCCCACCGCCGACGCGACGATCGTTGATTGCGTGGCTCAGGCCATGTGTTCAGTCGAGGCGCGATCGAAGGGGGCAACGCTCGAAGAGGTGCAGACCGGGATCCAGCGGTGGACCCGGCACCGGTACGAGGCTGAGCGCATGGTCGAAGAGCTTCGCGACTATGGGCTCGAGGTCCGGCGCCCGTCCCCACCCACCGACGCCGAAGTGAACGCCGTCGCGCTCGAGCTCTGGGGAGTATCGGCCCCGTACGACCGGGAGAAGCTACGCGCGGCACTCGAAGCTGGGCGACAGGCTGCCGCTCAGGTTGGGGGTGCGGCATGAGCGACACCACCTACGCGCATGCCCTGCTCGAGCTTCGCGCTGTTGCTGTGGGGAGTGTGGTCCTCGACGGCGACGGCGACGCCTGGCAGCTCGGGCCACGCGGGTGGTCGAGCGTCGTGCACGGGGTCAACACGGCGGACATGGACGCGTCGTCGGTCGCGATCCTGACGCCGATCACGGTCATCCACCGGGCCCCCGCGCCGCCCGATCCAGACCACACGAACGGAGATAGCGAATGAAGCTGACCGAACTGCAGCTGGAGGTGCTCGACCAGGTCGGCACCCGATGGCTCCGACCGATGGACATGGGCGCGCGCGATGGATCGCATCACAGCGCCGTGCTCGCTGCCCTGGTCCGGAAGGGGCTCGTTGAACGCACGCAACGCGGAGGGTTGGCCTATGCGCGCGGGTCCTACGTCTACCGCATCACCACGCAGGGTCTCGCGACGCGCGCGAACGCCCCCCGACTGACCGCGGAGCAGAACCGATGACGAAGGCGATGGTGGTGCTCAAGACGACTCTGCTGCTGACACTCCTCGCCGCGGCCGCGTGGATAGTCATCTCGGCGACGAGCTACAACACGAGCCGCGGTGATCTGTGTGAAGAGCAGGGGTTGGCCTTCGGCAGCGAGTACATGGGTGAGTACGGCTGCGTGGAGTTGCATCCGTTCGAGGAGTTCGAGCAGCCATCCTCCGGTTCGACCGATACGGATGGTGCCTCGTGAGCCGGCAGTGGGCAGTGATCGTGCGGCCTGATGCTACGCACGTTGCCCGTGCGCTCGGCCCCATCGCCACCAAGGAGCGCGCGGATCGAGTAGTCGAGCGCATCGTGGCGTGGGAGGAGCGTGAGGAGGCGAACGACCGCTACGGGCTGACCTGGCTCCCGCAGGCCGTCGAGCTAGAGAGTGTCGCTGCGTTCATGCGCGAGCTGGACGCCAGCTCGACCGGACGGGAGGAGTGATGACCTGGGTCATCTGGCCTCGAGTCGGGCAGGCAGTCTCGATCGTCTACAGCTTCGGGCGGGTGGCGCTGTCGTCGTGCGAGCTGAACTGGCGCATGGAATGGGAGGACTCCCGATGAGCCTCTTGACCTGGTTCTGCCCGGACTGCGGCTACCTGCGTGCACAGATCCACGTCTGCGCTCGGTACGTGTCCAGCACATCCACGGCGCCCACCGACCCGGACGGACGGCGCGGCCGATGACTGACTGGTGCGCCCTTCATCGAATGCAACACGCGGGCGACTGGGAGAAGGAGTGCGCCGAGCGCCAGGCGAGCGAAGGTCCCGCCGAGCAGCTCGCTCGCGCGCACTATCAGCGCTCCGCCGTATACCGGGAACGGACGCCGTGGGATGAGCTGCCCCTCGCATACCGGCTCAACCGGATCTTGGAGATGCGCGACGCGCTTCGCGACAGCGCCCGTGGCAGCTAGCTAATCCCGGACGGAGCGCCCCTAGACTGCGCGGACATGGCGCTCCGTCCGATCCCCCGAGACACCGACTGGCCCGAGGAGATCCTCGAGCTGGCCCGGGAGGAGTTCTGGGCGACCATCGACGTGATCGACCCCAGCACCGAGAAGGTCGGCAAGTACGACCCGAAGACCGACTCCCGCCCCATCATCACTCCCGCCGCCGTTGTCATCGAACACCGGGCCGCGCGCGTGCAGCACATCCGTTCCGGCCTTGACCAGGGCGGCTCCTTCGAGTGGGGCCAGAAGCGCCCGTACCGCGTGCAGTACGAGCCGCGCCCCGACGACCCCCTCATCACGAAGGGCATGGTTGTCCGCGTGCGGACCACCCGCCGCAACCCCGTCATCCTGCGCTACGCCTTCCAGGTCACCGGCGCACCCGGCTCCGACCACGCAGCCGTCGGCCTGATCGACACCGTCTCCGAGTACGGGGTGATCGGTGATGAATGAGCCGTTCGCCGATGTCGAGATGCTCATCGAGGGCTGGCGCGACGGCGTCTACCGCGATGCACTGCAGGCCATGGAGGACACCGCTGACGACGGCGCCGAGCGTGTCCGCGAGATCATCCACCTGTCGACGACCGACTGGGGCTACGCGCGCACCCAGGGCGTCGGCGGCGAGCCCCGCCCCTACCCCGGCCGCATCGAGAGCGGCGAGATGCTGAACGACGTGGACAGCCGCGTCGAAGAGCTCGGCGACGGCGTCATCGAGGCGAAGTGGGGCTGGGCGGACCCCGAGGACTACTACTACATCCAGGAGCACGGCTTCGACGCCTTCGAGACGAAGATCGCGCCCATGCACTCCCTCGCCACCTCCCTCGATGAAGCGGAGATCGCACTGCAGGAACGCCTCGGGGAGATCTCGTGACCTTCATCGACGGCCCCACCGACGCGACCGGCCTCACCGAGCGCGCGAACATCGAGGATCGCCTCTCTGAGCTGGCCGGCGGCCGCATCTGGAAGACCCAGGTGCCGGACGATGTGGACCTGGCGCGCGAGACTGACGGCGGCGTCCTGCCGTACATCATCATGCGCTTCGCGAACCCGCTCTCCATCGCGGGCGGCCGCAGCATCGCGTCTGGTGAGCAGCAACAGCCGCAGCAGATGACCTTCACCGTGTCCGTGATCGGGGGCGACGCCGACTCGGTCGAGTCGACCATGGCGGCCGTGAACCGCCTCCTCGTCGACTTCCACCCCTCGGACTCCGCGAACAGGATCCGCTCCCGCGGCGGGTTCGCGTACCCGAACGGCGACACGTCGTCGAAGCCCACTCGCTACCAGGAGGCGGGCTTCTACCGGTTCACCTGGAACCCGGCGGAGTAGACCCCCTCGGTCGCCTCCGAACCGACCTTAGACTCCGCCGCATGTCACAGACCAGGTCCTTCCGGGACACCCTGACCGGCGCCACAGCCGACATGCATCCCCGCGTCGCCGCCGTGTTCCCGAACCTCGTCGAGGTGCCGGAGGGCACGAAGCCCCTGGCGTACACCCCCATTCCCCAGGACGCGATCAAGGCCCTCACCACGGGCCGCGAGAAGTCCGCCGCCACCGATCTCACCGAGGACGAGGACTCCGCCCATGAGTAAGACCCGCATCGGCTACGAGCTGCTCATGCTCGTGCCGGCCGTAGAAGTGAATGGCGTGCCGTGGATCGTCACGCCGACCGGCCTCGTGAACTACGAGACGCCGACCGTCGCAGCGCTCAACGTCTGGCACGGCATCACCAAGCCGAGCGACACGTACGCCTCCCAGGGCGGCAACATCTCGTGCGCCGTGCTCGACGACCTGAACCTGGGTCTCACCGACTCGGAGACCGACGACACGAAGACGATCTGCTCGAAGGGCAACAGCGCCGCGCTGACGCTCTACAACTACGACGCCGAGCTGAACTTCAAGCGCGACAAGGACATCACGGCCGACTCCCTCTGGAACCTCGCCCGCGACCTGACCCGCGCGCCCGACCTGTCGTACTTCATCGTGCACCGCGTGCGTGGCGAGAAGGACTCCACGGAGCCCCTCGCGATCGGCGACGAGATCGACCTGTACTACGTCCACACCGACTTCCCCGTTCCCGGCTACAGCGACGACGACCCGATCCAGACCCAGTCTGCGTTCATCCCCAAGGGCATCGTCAACGTCGGCTACGATCTCGCGGCCTGATAGGAGACCGACATGGCAAACACCGAAGTGAGCACGACGGGTAACGTCGCGATCCTCGCCGGCCCCGACACGGCCATCCCGTCCGCGAACTGGAGCTCCGGCCCCACCTTCGCCCAGATCTCCGCCCTGCTGAACGTCTCCGCCGGCGTCAAGATCGACGGCACCGACTTCAACGTCGAGGCCTCCGAGCAGGTGGACGACCGCTCCTTCGCGGACCAGGCCGGCTCCCAGAGCCGCGGCCCGATCCAGGCGAGCGGCAGCATCGAGGTCTACACGCCCGGCAAGGGCGACACGACCAGCCCGCACGCGAAGGCGTACGACGCGTTCGGCACCCCGCGCACCAAGCTGGTCGTCGGCCAGCGGTTCGCGAAGGCGCAGGGCGGCCCCGTCGCCGCCGGCGACGAGGTGAACCTCTTCCGGGTCCAGACCGACGCTCGCGCCCACAACCGCAACGACAGCTCGCGCACGCTGGGTGTCGGCCTGGTGTTCCAGGACAACGCGCTCATCAACTACATCGTGCCCGCCGCAGCCCCGACGATCCCCACCGTCGCCGTGCAGGGCGGCGTCAGCCTGACCACGCTCACCCCGACCAAGGTCGCGATGCTGAAGGTGACCTACCACGGTCGCAACATCACCGCAGGCGCCACGTACACGTCCAGCAACGAGGCCGTCTTCACGGTCACGAAGTCGGGCATCATCATCGCCGTCGGTGTGGGCACCGCGACGCTCAAGGTCTCGTACCCGGGCGCCGGCACCATCGTCGACCAGACCATCACCGTCGTCGCGGCGTAAGCCCGACACAGGGCGAGGGGGCTTCGGCCCCCTCCCCTGCATTTGCTAGCTAATCCCCTAGAGAGAGGGCCGCTCCATGAGCACCGACATCCCCGCCGAGATCCAGCAGATCGCCGACAACGCCCGCGACTCCTTCGACCTGGGCACCCGCCTGCGCGGCCGCTCGAAGCGCACGAAGAAGGTCCGCGTCTTCACCGACGAGGTGACCGGCGAGCGTCTCGGTGGTCACGAGATGGTCGAAGAGATCAACCACCTCGGCCTCCGCATGACGAAGCCCCGCGTCTGGGGTCTCATGGGCGACATCATCAAGCTGCAGGCGACCCCCAAGTCGGCCGAAGAGAACGCCGAGCAGATCGCCGAGATGAAGAAGGAGGTCGGCGCGCTCGCGCGCACCCTCGAGGAGAGCGCGCTCGACATCGAACTCCGAGCCATCCCCCGCGTCGTCAAGAAGGACGCTCACCGCGCGGCCCGCGAGGCCCTCGGGATCAGCGAGAAGATCTCGCCCGACCACGCGCGCTACGACGATTACGTCGACGAGCACGACGCCCAGATCCTCGTCCGCACGGTGGTGTCGATCTTCGACGCCGAGGACGACCAGCTGCGCAAGGGCATCACGGTCGAGAACGCCCGCGCCCTGAAGGAGCTGCTGCCCGAGTGGGAGTACGCCAAGATCAGCCGCGCGCTGAACGAGCTCCTCTGGCAGAACTCGATCGCGGAGAAGGCGGTCGAGGACGCGGATTTCTCGCTCGGTATCTAGCATCGTCGGCCGGCGCCGGATACCTGCTGCAGATCAAGGCCGCGAAGGCGTGGGGGTTCCTCCCTACGTCGATGATCCTCGGCAAGCAGAAGCGGGGCACCCCCGGTAAGTGGGACCTGCTGCTCGCCAACGCTGAGACGATCCTCGACCTCGAGCGCTGCCCGCAGTGCAACCAGCCGAAGTACGTCTGCCAGAACTCCGACCCCGATATCGACTTCCGCGTGTACGAGGAGGAGTGCCACGCCATGCTCGCCAAGGCCAAGCACGAGAAGAAGATCAAGGACAAGGACAAGGAGAACCGCGCGCACATCTCCGTCGGCGTCGAGGCGTACACGCACAGCAAGACCGACACCGTCGAATTCCGTGGCCCCTTCTACCAGGAGCAGGCAGTGCGCCGCGAGAACCGCGAGCAGTCGCGTCCGCTCATCCCCCGCGAGCATCCGCCGGGCTGGACCCCCGAGGCCGAGTGATTTCCGACCCTAGACTCCGCGCCATGTCACCCCGGGTCCATGCGCGGGAACACGGCATGGAGAGCCCGGAGGAGGTGCGATGAGCGACGGAATGGAGTCCGAGGCCACACTCCGACTTCGCGTCATCGAGGACCTCACCGCCTCGATCCGCAAGGTCCACGAGTTCAACGAAGAGGTCGGCTACTCCGACCAGGAGATGAAGCGCCTCGGCAAGACCGCCGACAAGCTCTCCGACCAGCTCGACGGCGTCGGCAAGTCCGCAGACCGTGCCGGCAAGGGCGTCTCGAGCGCGGCATCCAACGCCGGGTCGAAGGAGTGGTCGCAGCTCGTCGACCGCATCGGCGCCGCGCAGGCCGCCTACCGCAGCTTCCGCCAGGAAGTCGCCCTCGGCAAGTACGCCGACATGGGCTTCGACGACTGGGTCGGCCGCTACAACGAGTCCGGCCGCGGCAAGCTCAACCGCACCGACCTGGCGGCCTACCGCGACGGCACGGCCGCCTCCATCCTCGGTGACGACACCGCTGACCTGCGCGAGCAGCAGCGCCTCCTTGACCAGATCTCCGCGTCGCACGATCGCAACGCCAGCCGCCGCCGCGCAGACGACCAGCGCGACCAGCAGGCGCAGTGGACCGCCATCCAGAACGCCCGCCAGCTCGAGTCCGAAGAGGCACGCGTCACTGCGGAGCTCGCGCGCCAGGCCGACATGCGCACGAACGCGAGCCGCGCCAGCGCGTTCCGCTCGAGCGGCGTCGACACTCGCCTCGGCGCTGCGCCCACCGGCATCCGCGCGGCCGACACCGGCCTCGCCGCCATGCTCCTCGCCGAAGAGGACCGCTCCAAGCGCGCCCGCAAGGCCCTCGCCGACTACGACTCGCAGCTCAACTCCAACGCCGTCAGCTACAAGGCGTCCACCAGCGCGCTCGCGAACATGCTCGTCGCCGAAGAGGAGCAGATCAACGCCCTCCCCCGGCTCCGCTATGCGCTCTACGACGTGGCGACCACCGCCGGCGTCATGTCCACCGCGATCCTCGCTGCAGAGGCCGCGGTCGTCTACTCCGCCGCCTCCTTCGAGTCCTCGTTCACCGCCGTCGAGCGCACCTCGCGCACCTCCGGCGAGCAGGCAGCCCTCCTTCGCGACCAGCTGACCGGGCTCACCCGCGACATCCCGGCCGCATTCTCCGAAGTCGCCAGCGTCGCCACCCTCGGTGCGCAGCTGGATATCGCCTCCGGCGACCTGGCCGAGTTCAGCAACCAGGTCATCCAGTTCTCCGCCACCACCGGCGTCGCCGCGGAGCAGTCCGCCGAGGGCTTCGGTCGCATCGGCCAGCTGCTCAAGGTCCCCGCCTCGGAGTTCCAGAACCTCGGATCGGCCATCCTCTACGCCGGTAACACGTCTGTCGCGACCGAGCAGGACGTGCTGAACTACGCGCAGCGCCTCTCGATCGCCGGCCACGAAGCGGGCCTCACCGCCGACCAGGTCATCGCCCTGTCCGGCACGTTCGCATCGCTCGGCATCGGCCTCGAGGCCGCGCAGGGTGCCACCCAGCGCATCTTCCAGCAGATCAGCCGCGACATCTCGCTCGGCGAGGACGCGCTGCACAAGTACTCCGCCCTCACCGGCATGACGGCGCAGGAGTTCGCTACCGCGTGGTCGCAGGAGCCGCAGAAGGCCCTCAACCAGCTCATCGGCGGCCTGAGCCGCGCGAGCGACCTGACCGGCGCGCTCGACAGCCTCGGCATCACCGAGACCCGTGAGGTGCGCGCGCTCACCGCGCTCGCGAACAACACGGAGCTCTACAACACCCTGCTCACCGAGACGAACCAGGCGTACACCGACGGCACCTACCTCGCCGACTCGTACAGCAAGGTCGTCGACGACCTGGCCTCGCGCTGGCAGATCTTCCTCAACTCGCTGATGGAGTTCGGCGCGGCCGCGGGCACCGCTCTCCTCCCGACCCTCGGCGCCATCCTCAGTGGCGTGAGCGATGTCATCAACACGATGACGGACCTCATCAGCACCCCGGCCGGCCAGTGGTTCGCAGGCATCTCGCTCGCCGCGGCCGCCGTGATCGGCATCCTCGGCCTGGTCACCACCGGCGCCACGATCACCGCCGCCTCCTTCCTCGCCCTCCGCACCGCCATCGCGGAGCTCGGCTGGACCGCAGCGACCGGCGGCGCCCGCGGCTTCGCGGCCAGCCTCCTCGGCGCGAGCGGTGCGGCCACCACCGCCACGGCCGGAGTGAACGGCTTCAAGGTGGCGCTCGCGAGCACCGGCATCGGCCTGGCCGTCGTCGCGCTCGGCACCCTCGCCACCGCATTCGCGCAGTCCGGTGGCGCCGCGAAGCAGACCTTCAACGACTTCATCGGCTCCACGGCTGGCCTGACGGAAGCCATCGCGGCAGACGCCGAGGCTGGCTCGAACGCCCTCTTCGTGATGACGGCGGCCGCGCAGGAGAACGCCCTGGCCTCCGACGCGCAGGCGCGCGCCATCCAGGGTGCCGCGATCATCGCCGGAGCCGACATGCCCTCCGGGATGGGCGCCTCGACCGGCGCGATCCAGGACAACACGTTCGCGATCGGCGAGAACACCCTCGCGTGGATGCGCAACCAGCTCATGCAGAGCGACGCCTTCAAGCAGCTCGGCGAGAACACGGAGCTGGTCGAGTACTTCCAGGCGACCGGCGCCAGCATCGACGACATGCTCGCTGCGCAGGTGCAGAACGGTGAGCAGGGCCTCCTCGACTACATCCAGCGGATCGAGGCGTCGGCATCCGCGCGCGCCGCCATCGCGTCCGGCCGTATCAAGTCCGCGCTCTCCGACGGGTGGGGCATCCCCTCCACCCAGACCTCCTCCGGCTCGCAGCAGCTCAACACGGGCCTGTGGGGCCTGCAGGGCGTGACGGGCAACAACACCGCCCGCGGCATCCAGAAGCTCGCCGAGTTTACGAAGGGCATGAGCGGTCAGCTCGCCATCATGGGCGGCGCCGCGAAGAAGTCCAGCACCGCGCTGAAGCAGGGCTTCGACGAGGGCACCGACTCCGCAGTCAAGCTCGGCAACGCCATCGGTGGCGGCGGAGGCGGCGGCGGCAAGGGAGGCGGCGTCACCGAGAAGGTCCGCACGCTCGTCGACTACGCCGGCGATCTGGGCGGCGTCATCTCCCGCGCCTTCGACATCCGCTTCGGCCCCGAGCAGTCCCTCGACTCCATCACCGGTGGGTGGAACCGGATCGCGAAGGCCTCCGAGGACGCGCGCACCAACATCGAGGAGTACCAGCGGAAGCTGGGCGAGCTGAACGCCGACAAGGCGATCAAGGAGTACTGGCTCAGCGTCGCCGAGATGTACGGCGACGAGCTGCGCGCCATGAAGCTGCGCGAGGAGCTCGCGAAGGTCTCCGCCGACCAGGCCGCCGAGCAGAAGAAGCTGGCGATCGAGCAGGACAAGGCGTCCATGTCGCTCACCGGCAACAGCGACGCCGCCCTGCAGAACCGCGCCACCATGCTCGGCCTCGTCGGCGAGTACCAGGACTACATCAACGCGCTCGCATCGAGCGGCATGGGCCAGGAAGAGCTCGAGGCGAAGGCCGCGCAGCTCAAGCAGGAGTTCATTCGCCAGGCGACCCAGATGGGCTTCAACCGCGGCGAGGTGGACCGCTACTCCGTTGCGTTCGACGGCATGACGCTCGCGATCAACCGCGTGCCCCGCAACATCACCGTCTCGGCCAACGCCAACCCCGCCCTGCAGGCTCTCGCCGAGTTCGAGGCGCGCGGTATCGCCGCGGCCAACGCCGTGCGCAGCGCCGTCGGTAACGCGCTCGGCGGCGCCATGGACACCTCGGCCGCCGACGAGGCTGCTCGCAAGGCTGCCCGCCGTTTCCAGCTCTCCGCGCAGATCGCCCTCCTGCACGCGCAGGCCATCGTCGCCGGCCTCAACGGCAACGTCGCCTCCGTCATCGGCTACAACGCAGCCATCGACATCAAGCAGGCCCAAATCGCGACCGGCCGCTACGCCGACGGTGGCTACACCGGCTCGGGCGGCAAGTACACGCCGGCCGGCATCGTCCACAAGGGCGAGTTCGTCTTCTCGAAGGAGGCCACGGCGCACTTCGGCCCCGGCTTCCTGAACCGCATGCACGAGGCCGGCAAGGCGGGCATGACGCCCGTGGCCGCGCCGTCCTCGGGCTCTCGGGTGATGGAGCTCGGCCCGTCCACCATTCAGGCGATCGTGCAGGGCTTCATGGCCGCCGGCGGGACCTACCTCGACGGCCGCCAGCTCGCGCGCAGCGTCGGCGCCGCGTTCACCGCCAACAACGTTCTCGGAGGTGCCTGATGGGTGCACAGATGTGGTTCGGCACCGAAGAGTACATGCAGTGGGTGCCTGCCCCGATGTCGGGCGCCGACATGGGCGCGAAGGGCTGGGCCACCAGCGGCACCCTCCTCAACGGCGGCGGGTTCGGCGCCGGCTCCTTCGGCAGCCACAAGAACTACTCGTTCAGCTGGAGCGCAGCGTCGTCCCCCGAGGCCGCGCTGCTCATGCAGGCCTACCAGGCCGGGACCTACGGCCGCGGGCACATCCAGCTCGTCGACCCCACTGCGTACGGCACGAACATCCTGCCCGCGCATTGGGCTGACCCGTCCCTCGCGCTCGGCAACGAGGCGCCCACGCTTCTGCGCACGCGCAACCTGCCGGTGACCCCGTCGGTGACCAGCAACTTCCGGGCCAACCGGCTGCCCGTGCGCGGCGCAACGTACGACCTGACGGCCGCCGCGGTCGGCTTCCCGGGCGCGCGCGACTCTCTCTTCATCCCGGTCCCGCCCGGCTACCAGCTCCGCCTCGGCGCGTTCTACTCCGCCACGGCCACCGCCGGGCTCTTCGCGGCCCCGGTGGACGCGGCTGGCTCCGCCGGCACTCCGATCAAGCTCACGCCACTCGCCGCGGACGCCTCCGTCATCATCCCCGACGCCGTCCCTGCCGGCGCGCTCGGCGTGCGCCTCTGGCTCGGCAAGACCGCACCCGGCCCGGCGTCCGCCACGCTCCGCGCGCTCATCGCCCGGCTCGTCCACGGCGCCCTCCCCGACGGCAAGGAGCTCTACGGGCCCTGGGTGGCAGGCGAAGGCCACTCCGGCCTCATCTTCAACGGCCCGCCCACCTATGTGAAGTACAACGGCGTCGACGGCGGCCAGGTCGGGTACGCCGCATCGTTCAAGGAGACCGGATCATGGGCGTACTAGCCACTGTCGACGGCGACCCGATCGAGCTGCAGGCCTACTCGGTCGTCGAGGCGAGCACGCCTCTGTCGGTCGATGACTCCACCGGCCAGGTCGGCTCGTTCACCATGGCGCTGCCCACCGGATCCGACGCGCGCACGCACCTGCTCATGCAGGGCGCGCCCGTGCGGCTCGCTGACACCCGCAACGGCTTCACGGTCGGCACCCTGCAGGGCGTCGGCCAGACGGCGGACACCCACCTGACCGCCCTCACCAGCCTGTCGCGGCTCGCCGACCTGAACATCTACTACGTGACCGCGGCCCCCTTCGCCGGCACGCTCGGCGCGGCCTTCGCCTACTACTTCAGCCTGGCCGGCATCACGTCCGGCTTCCGGATCGAGCCCGCCATCGCCAACAAGCAGGTCGCCATCATCGGATGGAGTGGGGAGCTGTGGTTCCACCTGAAGTCCCTCGCGGCCGCTCACATGGCGGAGATCTCTCTCGTCTCGGGCTCGATCATCGTTCGCCCCGTGCGCCAGCGCGAAGCCATCCCTGGCCGCGACACCGCGCGCGCACGAGCGCTCCCCGGCACGCAGCTCGCGCGCGCCATCGAGGTCTACCACTACGAGACCGAGGAGATCTTCGACCGGCTCGTATACCCCATCGGTGGCTGGAGCACTGAAGCCCCGATCCTCTCGGTGAACGCCGGAGAGGTGACCGAGCAGACGCTCGAGATCGAGGGCTCGCTCACTTCGGTGCGCCAGCCGCAGTTCCGCGCCTCCGTCGGCCCGCAGTACGACGCGGAGAGCGTCTACACGATCGTCGGAGACGACGGCCTCCCCGTCACCGAGGCAGCCTGGAAGGCGGGCGGCGGCTACCTCGAGGTGAGCATCGCCGAGGATACCCAGTCGCTCATCCTGCGCGCGCGAGGCGCCACCGGCGTCGGGAACCTCAACAAGGAGGCGATCAAGGTCTTCTCGATCGCGATGGCATCGAACTCGGGCAGCAACAGCTACTCGAGCCTGCGCATCCTCGGCAGCGGAATCGCCTTCCGCAAGACGAAGTACACCATCCCGACCGGCGTCGCCCCGCAGCGCACCTCCCAGGAAGTCGGCATCACTGTCGACAACCCCTTCCTCACCTCCATCGGAGACGTGTACGCCGCCGGCAACCGCGTCGCCCGGAGATACAGCGGCCGCGCCCTCGGCCTCTCCGGCTCCGTCACCGCGATCAACCAGATCGGCGACCGCGGCGTAGCGAAGCTCCCGACCGTGCGCGAGGTGCAGGCCACCTTCGAGGGTCTCACCAACGCGCAGGTCGAGGCGCACCCCATCAACGCGGGCAAGACCAACGCCCAGATCCGCGAGTTCTGGCTCAGCACCATGCAGGGCGAGTACGAGAACCAGACCTTCGGCAACGTCGGTGGAGCGCGCGTATGGGACGAGGGCAGCCGCCGCTTCTACCGGATCCGCAACGCCACCACGACACCGGACGGCATCTCTTTCGACGCCGAAGACGACCTGACGAACGCCGACATGCAGGCCCGCCTGCAGGGGCTCACCAACGCGCAGGTCACCGCGCTGTTTGCCGGCAAGACGAACGCGCAGGTCGTGCTGGGAGGCGTACCCCTCTAGAGCGGCCCGCCGCGCCCTTAGACTCCGCAACCACCGCGACCGTCATGAGTGGGGAGGATCTTCGTGAGCGACATTCTGCCGCGCCGAAACCTCCCGCCCGAGGCTGAGCCCTGGGGTCGCGGCATCCAGAAGCTGCTCACGGACCTCCTCAAGGATGTAGCGAAAACCCAGAGTGCGGCCACCGCCAACCAGGCCCGACATGCGGGCATCCTCGGCGCGGTCGCCGGCCAGGCCAAGGTCATCGCGACCCAGACGGATGTCATCGACGGCCACGAGGCAATCCTCCTCCCCGTCGCGGCCCCCGAGGCACCCACGCCTCCGTCGCTCACCTCTCAGCGCGGCAGCATCACCGCGGTGTGGGACGGAGAACTGGTCAACGACGAAGGCGTCAGCGCGCCGCCGACCACCGGCTTCAAGGAGGTCTTCGCCGAAATCGCGGAGGCCGACTCCGCGACCCCCGAGACGATCTGGACCCGCGTCGGTCAGCCCCTTACCGACGCGGGCGACACGGTCATCACCGATCTCCCCGTCGGCGCGCGCCGCTGGGTGCGCTTCGTGGCGGCCTCGAACTCGGGCCTGACATCGCGAGCCTCCGCCGACGCCTCGATCGTCGTGACAGGGGTCGCGACGGAGGACCTCGACGAGTCCGTGGCGGGAGCGATCAGCGACGCGAAGTCCGCCGCCGACACCGCCACATCCGACGCGCTCGAGGCGGCACAGAAGGCCGAGCAGGCCTTGTCTCAGGTCGAGAAGACGATCCAGACCAGCCTCGACGAATACTTCGTCTCGAGCTCCTCGACTACCCCGCCGCCCGCCGGCGCCGCCTGGAGCTCCGATACCCCCGACTGGACGCCCGGCGAGTACGTGTGGCGACGCACGAAGAACACGCACATCGACGGCAGCATCAGCTACTCGTCCCCCGCCGTCATCACCGGGGCGGACGGAGCGCCCGGCGAGGATGCCGTACTGCTGCGCATCTTCTCGACCCGCGGCACCGCCTTCAAGAACAACGCGATCTCCACGACCCTCTACGTCGTCGTCTACGCGGGCGCCCGACAGATCACTACCTTGACCGACCTGCGAGCCGAGCTGGGCACCACGGCTTTCCTCGAATGGAGGTGGCGACGCTCTCAGGACAGCGAGTTCGGCGTCATTTCCTCTGCGGACCCCCGGCTGTCGCTGGGCGGCTTCGCGCTGACCATCTCGCCTGCCGAGGTGGATCAGCAGACCCTCTTCGAGTGCCACCTGCGCACCTAATCCGATTGGAACACTGAGCCATGCCACAGAGAGCCGCTGACGCGATCACCCTCATCGACCTGACCGACGGTGTGTCCGTCGTGATGTCGAGCGAGTCCTACAACTTCCCGGGCACCACGACGGCTGCCATCGCGGGCTCCACGAGCACGAAGATCCAGGCGCTCATGGGTGGCGAGTACGTGGCCGCGTCGGTCAACGTCGCGAACATCACGAAGCCCGCCGGCGTCACCGTCACCTCCGACAACCACGCCACCTCGCCCACGCTCACGATCGCGGTCACCACCTCCGTCACTGCGGGCGGCGAGATCTCGATCCCCGTGGTCGTCGACGGCCTCACCCTCGAGAAGAAGTTCTCGTTCGGCATCGCCTACAAGGGCACGACCGGCGACCAGGGCCCACAGGGCGGCCAGGGACCGCAGGGACCGCAGGGCCAGGCAGGCGTCTCGGCCACTCTCGTCGGCCTGAAGAACGAGGCGCAGTCGATCGTGACGACTGCGGCCGGCGCGGCCGTCGCAGCCACGACCATCCAGGTCGACTTCTACGGATACGTGGGCGCCACTCGCTCCGCCGTGACGGCTGCGGTCGGAACGCTGCCCAGCGGCATGACCGTCGGCACGAACACCGCCGGCACGGCCTCCGCGGACGGCGTGCTCACGCTCGTCGTGGCGAACGGCTCCACCCTCGGCGGCGTCGACCAGGGGACGGTCCCGATCACGCTGACCGCCAACGGCATCCCGCGCGTCGCCCTCTTCTCCTGGTCGAAGGCGAAGCAGGGCGCGCAGGGCAACACGGGCGGCACCGGCGCGGCTGGCGCGGCCGCGGTCACGCTCGAGGTGTCCTCCGCCCAGGGCCTCGTCTTCAAGAACACGCAGGTCGCCACCACGCTGACCGCGCGGGTCTACCAGGGCGGCGTCGAGGTCACCGGTGCCGCGCTCACCGCGCTCGGCACGATCCGCTGGTACAAGGACGGCAGCGCGACGGCGCTCACCACGACGGGGACCACTCTCACCATCTCCGCGGGCGACGTTGCCGACAAGGCCAACTACGAGGCGAAGCTGGAGTACTGAGCCATGCCTGTACGCGCCTCGGATCGGGTCACCCTCACGGTGCTCCCCGCTCCGTCGTACGTGAGGACGTTCTACCTCCTGCAGGCGTCCACACTGAATCCGCCCGCAAAGCCCACGACCAACCCGCCGGCGGCACCTTGGACGACGACGGAGCCGGGCTACACCGCGGGGGCTACGAACACGCTCTACCGGGTCGAGCTGGTCGCGTACGGCAGCGTCGCGTTTGAGTACGGCGACGTGCAGAAGGTCTCGGCCTACGAGGCGGCGAAGCAGGCCTACAACCTCGCCAACCAGGCGGCCACCACGGTCGACGGCATGCGGCGCGTGCGCACTGGAGTGACGCAGCCGGCGACACCCGCGAGCGGGTGGGTGAACGGCGACCAGTGGTTCGTCACCAACGCTGCCGGCCAGTGGATCGGCGTGAAGGTCTGGAACGGCACGACCTTCGTCGACATGCAGCTGGCCGCCGACTCCATCCTGGTCCCCGGCTCCGTCGGAAACGTCCAGATCAAGGACGGCGCGATCGACGGCAAGACGGTCACGGGCGCAACCATCCAGACCGCCGCGTCGGGCACCCGCCTGGTGATGGACAGCCTCGGCCTTCGCGCGATCGACAGCTTCGGCGCAACGACTGCGACGCTGGGCCCCTGGGCCAACGGCCTCGATCTCGACGGGCAGATTCGCGTCAAGAACGCGACCGGGAAGACGGAGCTACCCGGCAAGTCGGTGAACCTCTTCTACAAGAGCGGAGACGCCGCGCCGGCGGCTCGGATCTCCATGACCGGACCCGACGAGACCCCGCTCTACACGACCCCGAGCGTGTCCCTCGTCACTGACTCCGGCAGCATCGAAGTCGGCGTCACGGAGCCCGGCGGGAAAAAGGTCGACCTCCGGGCCACGCGCAGTCAGGTCCAGGACCTCGAGGTGAACGGGAACGTCTGGCTCACCGGTGGGGCGCATCGACTCCTTCCGCCCGGTGTCATCATGCCCTGGGCCGGGACCGACAGCGGACTCTACTTCGGCGGCGCCTGGCTGCCGTGCGACGGGTCCGCCATCTCGCGCACGGCCTACGCCGCCCTCTTCGCCGCCATCGGCACCGCGTACGGCGCCGGCAATGGCACGAGCACCTTCAACCTCCCCAACATGAAGGGGCGCATCCCGGTCGGCCTCGACGCCACGCAGACGGAATTCAACACCGTCGGCAAGTCGGGCGGCGCGAAGGATCACACCCTGACCATCGCCCAGATGCCGCAGCACCAGCACTCGCACAACCAGGCGGAAGGCGGCAACCTGTCGTACTCCGAGGGTGGCGTGGGAACCGTCACCGCCTACACCACCGGTTTCGGCTCGGGGCGCAACAATACGAGCATCATGACGGGCAACCAGGGCAACAGCCAGCCGCACAACAACCTGCAGCCCTACGTCGCGATGAACTACATCATCAAGACCTGACCCCCTCAATAGCTGGATAACCGCGCCTAGACTCCGCGCCATGCCAGTTACGGACGCGCCGATCAACATCGTCTCCCCAGACGCAGACGACGAGTTCGACTACGTCCAGCAGCTCCTCACGATGGCGACGAGCATCCACAACGCCATCAAGGCCGCCTCACCGTCAGGGCACATCGTCGCCTTCGCGGGCGCGACGACCCCGGCCGGCTGGATCCTGTGTGACGGTCAGGCCGTCTCTCGCACCACGTACGCCGCGCTCTTCGCTGCAATCGGCACGACCTATGGCGTAGGCAACGGCACCACGACCTTCAACGTCCCGAACCTCAAGGGGCGCATCCCCGTCGGCCGCGACACCGCCCAGACCGAGTTCGACGTTCTCGGCGAGACCGGCGGCGCGAAGACGCACACGCTGACCACTGCGGAGATGCCCTCCCACCAGCACAACCACGACCAGTCCAGCGGCGGAAATCTGTCCTACTCGGAGTCCGGCGTGCCCAACCAGTACGTCGTCGCCTTCGGCAGCGGCCGCATGAACACCGGCATCGTGACCGGCAACACCGGTGGCGGACAGGCTCACAACAACCTGCAGCCGTACATGGTCATGAACTTCGCGATCAAGGCCTGAACATGACCGACGACGAGCGCACGATCATCCAGCAGATCCTCCTTCAGTGGAAAGCGGACGGCGTGCAGAACCCCATCATCCCCGCCTACCAGGACGAGGACGGCGACGGAGTGCCCGACTTCTACGGTCTCGACGCCGCTGACGCTGTGATCCTCGTGTCTGGCGTCACCGTCGGCGACACCGTCGCGATCTCCACGGGCGAAGGCATCGAGGGCGGCAGCGAATGACCGTCCGCTTCGCCAACGGCGCCTACTGCAAGGCCTCCGGCACGCGCGACGCCTTCGGCCGCGCCTCCGACCAGCTCGAGCGCGAGGGCCACCCCGCGATCACGATCATCTCGGGCGACCGCGAGTACGAAGACCAGAAGCGCATCTTCCTCGAGCGGTACGTCACCGCCGGCAACATCCGCGGCCGCCGCGTCTACGACACCCGCAAGTGGCTCGGTGTCACCTGGTATCGCATCTCGGCCGCCGGCACCGTCGCCGTGCCCGGCACCTCCAACCACGAGTCCCGTCGCGCCGCGGACCTCGCCGCCCCGTACAACAACCGCCACTCCGCCGCCCACCGCCGCCTGCAGCAGATCGCAGCGCAGTACGGCCTGAAGTGGACGGGCATCAATTTCTCCGAGGACTGGCACTGGGAGTTCCTCGGCCTCCTCGGCTCGATCGGCTTCGCTGCCGGCGCGGCCGCTCAGACCCCCGAAACAGATGGAGACGACTTGAACGAGACGCAGAACTACAAGCTCGATGCTGTCTTTGAGGCGCTGGTAGCCAAGCCCGCCGGTGGCGGCATGTACTACAAGACCGACGCGATGATCGGCGTGATGCGCGACGAGATCGGCAAGGCGATCGCCAGCATTGCCGCAGGCAACATCAACTTCCCGGGCGCGAACTACAACGCCTTCGTCGCGATCGTCAACACGATCCGCGAGGGGAACGGGCAGCCCGCCCTGGACATCGACGAGGCGACGCTCGCCAAGAGCCTCGCCCCGGCACTCGCTCCGCTCCTGCTCTCCGAGGGCTTCGGGCAGGTGGATGACGAGACCGTCGCCCGCATCGCCAAGGCTGCCGCAGACGAGCAGTCGAAGCGCCTCGCCGCCTGACCCTCCTTCCGAACCGAGACGACCATGGCCGACGACGGGATTCCCCCCTGGGTGGAGTACCTCAGCAACCTCATCGACCGACGCTTCGCTGAGCAGGGCGCACGGATCGACAAGCTCGTCACCCGCGATGCGTTCTCCGAGGAGCAGAAGCGCGTGAACGAGAAGTTCGACGCTCAGCAGCAGCAGATCGCGCAGGCGAACGCCAACATCCAGGCAGAGGCCACCGCGCGCGCTGCATCGGAGCTCGCCGCCGCCAACAAGGCCACGCAGGACGCCCAGCAGCAGCAGCGCACGGCACGCCAGACCAACTGGCAGTGGTTCGCGCTCTTCGCCGTGCCGACCGTCGGCGCGATCGTGCTGTGGGTCATCAACGGAGGGCTGGTGCCATGAGCGACGAGGTAGAGCCGATCACGCCCGCCCCCGGGGCGATCATCCCCGTAGAGCCCCCGCCGGCACCGCAGCGCCAGTGGGTCCTCATCGCCACAGTCGCGATCTCCTTGATCGCCTCCATCGTGCTCAGCGCGGGATGGATCTCGAACCTCTCGAGCCGGAACCAGCAGCTCAACGAGCTCGTGCTCGAGCAGCGACAGGAGATCTTCGCCTCACAGGAGAACGCGCAGCGCCTCTACGACCAGCTCCTCGAGCTCGGGGCAGCTCCCGACGGAGAGGCGCCCGAGAGCATCGCATCCCCCGGCCCCGCCGGCGCGCGCGGCGAGCAGGGCAACGCCGGCCGGCCGCCGACACCCGCGGAAATCGCGAAGGCTGTCGGCGACTACTGCGACGCCCGCGACTCGTGCCGCGGCCAGGCGGGCAGCAACGGCTCCGCGGGCTCCGTCGGCCCGGCCGGCCCCGCCGGCTCGAGTGGCTCGGATGGCTCAAACGGGGCCGACGGCGCTCCCGGCGGACCCGGCCCTGAAGGCCCTCCCGGCCCGGCTGGCCCGCAGGGTCCCGCAGGCCCGTCCTGCCCCGAGGGCTACAGCCTCCAGATCGTGACCGTCCAGGTCCAGAACACCGAGACGGGCGAATCCAGCCCGACTCCCGCGGCGGTCTGCCTGCCCGCCTGACGGCAGCAGCGACCCCGGCTAGCAAGGAGAGAGCATGGCTAGATCACCCCTGTGGGACAACCCCGACTTCGTCGCTGACTGCAGGTCAGAGATGCCCAAGATCGACATCATGGAGAAGTGGGGCGTCTCGTCCGGTCTCGTGGTCGACGTGCGGCGTGACCAGCGCGTGAGGCTCGACGAGGCGCGCACCCGGGAGGACAAGCTGTCCGCCGGCGAAGAGTCGGAGATCACGGACGGCCCCGACGGCAAGCACTTCAAGTTCATCCGCCACCGCCCGATCACGCTGGATGACGCCCGCGCCTGGATCCGCTCGAGCGGCGATGACCCGGCGCTCTACAACATCTCCATCCGCGCGATCGCCTACGGCCACGACAGCACGTCGAACCGCATGACCGCATGGCCGAAGACCGGCATCGCACTCGCGCAGGTCGCTCCGCTCGAGCAGCTGTACCGCGTCGCCGCCGAGGTGCCGCTGGGGCGCGTCCAGGACCAGGACGACGACCGAGCCACCGTTATCGTCGTGTCGGACTGGCAGATCGGCAAGACCGGCCGCCGCGGCGGCACGCCGGAGCTCCTGGCCCGCCTCGAGGACTCCCGCCGGAAGGTCCGGAAGGAGCTGGAAGCGCGGCGCCCGAACCGCATCCTGGTGCTCGACGGCGGCGACGGCATCGAAGGCTTCGAGTCCGGCGGCGACCCCGCCTTCACCAACGACCTGTCGTTGCCGGATCAGATCGACGCCTACACGACCGAGCTGTTCAAGTTCATCCGCCTGGCCGACGGCTATGCGGACACCGAGGTGGGCGCCGTCCCCTCCAACCACGCCGCCTGGCGCCGCAGCAAGCAGAACCTCGGCGTCCCGGCCGACGACTTCGGCCTCCTCGCCCACCGGCAGGTCGCGAAGGTCGCCGAGGCTGCCGGCATGGACGTGGCCTGGCACTTCCCCGAGCCGTACGACGAATCGCTGTGCGTGGACTTCGCCGGCACCGCGATCGGCCTCGTGCACGGCAACCAGTTCGCGCCCGGCAAGGCGATCGACTGGTGGCAGGGGCAGACCTTCGGGGACCAAGCCGCCACGCGCGCCGACGTGCTCGTCACTGCGCACTACCACTCCTTCGGCGCGGGCGTCGCGGGCCAGAACCCGTTCTCGAAGCGCGAGCGGATGTGGCTCGGCGCCCCGACCCTCGACAGCGGGAGCGACTGGTATCGCAACATCAAGGGCCGCGACTCCCTCCCCGGCACCATGATCTTCGACGTGACGGCCGAGGGCTTCGACCTCAGCAGCCTCGACATCCTCTGACCTAGACTCCGCCCCACATCGACCAAGGAGGCCCCATGAAGGCACTGTTCGACTCCGCCGTGCGGACGTTTGTCCCCATCGTCGTCGGAGGCATCATCACCTGGTTCGTCAGCGCCGGGATCGCGCTCGACTCCGAGTTCGAGGGGCTGCTGACGAACGTCATCTTCGGCCTCGCGACCGGCGCGTACTACATCGGTGCACGCCTGCTCGAGACGTACGTCGAACCGCGGTTCGGCTGGCTGCTCGGCCTCGCGAAGCAGCCCGTATACGCCAAGGAGGTCGCTTCCTGACGCGCCCCTTGGATGTGCAGCAGTAGCTAGCTAATCCGAGGGGAGCGTGATCCGCATCTCCCGAGAGCCCCGGCCCCGCATCAGCGGGCGTGCCGGGGCTCTCGTGGGTTCAGATGCCGTTGGGACTGAAGCCGACGGTGGGGCGATGGAAGTCGTGCTCCACCCATCCCCGCTCCGTTTCCGCGCCGCGCGCCTCGTCGACGTGCGGCTGGGCGTCCTCCCCCATGTCGTGCCGGTGCGCCTGCCGCCACTCGAGCACACGCCGGCGACGCAGCGTGACGATCATGGCGTTGCAGCTGCAGCGCTCGATCATGGCCGACTCGCCCCTGAGGGGCCTCGCGGCGGCCGGATGCGGCCATCCCGCACCGCGCAGCTGAACTCTCGATGGTAGGCGATCTCCCAGAGGGGCATCTGGGGCGCCCCGGCGAATCCGAACGGCGTCAGGTTCGGTCGCATCCGCTTCCGAGCCATGACCTCTCGCGCGGTGACGATGCCGCGGCGGATCTGGCGCGCGTGCCGGGCCCTCATGCCGCCACCGGCCGCGGCGGCCAGAACCGCTTCATCGTCGGGACGTGGCGTCGCTTCCGCAGCGAGACCACAATGTGCGTGATGGCGTCGTTCGAGTCGTCGTTCTCGGTCCCGGCCTTGAACATGCCGTGCCGCTCGAGGAAGTCGAACCTCACGCGCTGCCGCTGCGCCTTCGTCTTCGCCGCCGGCGGGTAGCCGACGAGCTCCCCCTTGCTGAAGCGGGTCTGGACGATGAGACGGGCGCCGATCTTGCGGGCCCACCAGGCGAGCACTCCCTCGATCGGGATGCCGACGAAGTCCGCTCCGTCCGCCTCCTCGTCGTAGAGGAACTTCTCGTAGACGATCTCGTCCGGGATCTCGCAGACGCCGCTCTCGAGCCAGTCGATGAAGCCTTCGACCCCGTTGTGCACCTGCCACCGGTCGAGGATCTGGACGGGCGTCGTGGCGTCGTAGTAGGCGAGCGCGACGCCGGTGTTGCCGCCGGGGTCTACCCCGAGGATGAGGGTCATTGCGCGTCTCCCAGCGACTTCGCGAGGGCCATGTATCCGCTCCTGTGATCCGGGTTGCTGCAGGCGAAGTGGAGGCCGCCGTACGCCTCCTCGACGGCCGCGTGCTGCGCGCGCCCGAGGATCAGGCCGAGACGGTCGTGGAGCTTGCCGGCTTCCTCGTAGGTCATGTTGAAGCCGAAGTCCTGACTGTCCACGTTCGAGTAGACGTGAACGCGGTGGGGCGGCGTGAGGCTGCTGTCGAAGTCGTGGTCCACGTTGATCTCGTTGTCCGGGTCAGCGTGAATCGAGAGCGGGATCGTCTCGTTGGTGCGGTCGACGAGGCTCACTGGGCCACCTCCGCCAGCTCGAGGCCGTAGTTCGCGCCGCGCTTCACGGCAATCCAGGTGCCTCGCACCATGCCGTGCTCGAGCGTGACCTGCGACAGCATGTCCACGAGCCCCTGTCCGAAGAACGGGTACTCCGTGCCGTCGCCCTGGTTGACGAACCAGAAGCGTGCAGCGCTGCGGCCGCGCTCGAGTCGGTCGAGCTCGAGGGAGGCCTCGAAGGGCTCGTTGGGGCGCCACTCGATCGGGTGACCCCACTCGGTGCTCGCCTCGCCGGGGGCGCCGTAGGTGTACTCGAGGAGCACGCGGTACGGGATCTGCGTCTGGGTCTCGCGGTCGTATCGGGTGCGGGTGCCGTACGGGACGAGCTTGAGACTGTTCGTCTTCGTCATACCGCCATCTCCTGCTTCACGACGCGGGACGGGTCCTTCACGTTGCGGATCTCGCGCCAGGCGCGGAGGCTCAGCGGGCCGGTCGGGAAGGGGATGGTCATCTCGTCCAGCAGGGCGTCCTCGGCGCTGCCGGCGATCTGGTCGAGCACGTCGTGGAGGTGCTGCTTCCAGAGGGAGACGAGCCGGGAATTGTGGCCGTCGAGCCAGGTGAGGCGCCGCTCCGTCAGGTCGATGGAGGCGATCAGGTGGCGGCGGAACGCGATGGTCTTCTGGTACACCTCGGCGCTGCAGTTCGGGTCCTCGGCGCGCTTGGCGATCACGGAGTCGATGTACCAGAGGTGCTCGATCAGGGCGGTGAGCGTCCTGCGGATCACCTCGGGGTCCTGGAAGGGACTGCTGTGGCTCGCGGTGTACTTCAGGTCGTCGGTGACGACCTCGGCGAAGTCCTCGTCGTCCATCGCGATGAGCTGGGGGGCGGTGTATTCGGCGGTGCTTTCGGTCATGGTCTTGCCTTTCGTTCGGGGTCAGTACTGGATGGGGTTCGGGCCGCGGTGGCGGCGGAGGTGGAAGGAGCGGCTGATGAGCTGGTCTCGGGCCCACGCCGCGAGGTGCTCGCCGTCTTGCGTCACTGAGGACTCGAGGAGGGCACGCTCTTCGTCGCTTAGCGCGATATGCAGACGGTGTGGGCGGGTGCGGCCGCGCTTGTAGACGCCCCGGCCCCGTGGCCTAGGTGCCATCGCCCTCACCCCTGATGAGGCGGACGAGCTTCACGGCCTCGCCGAGCCACACGGTGAACTCGGTGCCGGAGGTGATGACCGGGCGGATGTTCTGCCACGACTTGCCGTCGTTGTAGCGGAGGTCCCGCTCCGTGGCCTCGCGGATCAGGCGGGCGGCGCGCTGCTGGTGCGCCCATGCGGGCTCGTCCTTGATCTGCTTCAGCGCGTTCGCATCCGGGGCGTAGTCAACGAAGTGTTCGCGGGGTAGGCCGATGGGGTCGGTGACAAGCGCGCTCTCGAAGGTGAAGCCGCGCCTGCCGGCCGCCGTGACGCCCTCCTTCCACCCAGCCCGGAAGGCGACGTTGGCGCTCGGCTCGACGGCGAGTACCCACCAGTAGCGCAGGAAGTGCGCGGGCTTCTTCAGGTCACCCTTGCGGTGCTCGGGCGCCTCTTGGCCCGGCTTCTTCACCGAGTCGGCCAGGCGGTACTCGTTCGACACCTGCACGAGGCTGAAACCCAGCTCCACGCGCTGCCAGCCGGCGTCTCGCGGCGCCTTCAGCGCCTTCCGCACCGAGGCACCCAGGAACGGTTCTGCGCCCGCAGGCGGCAGCGAGCGGCGGAGGACGGTCTGCTTCACCGGGGGGATGTTGAATGCGGCGCCGGTCGCCGCCTCCTCGCGAATCTGACGGAAGTACGCCGCCCAGTTCTCGGACCCCTCAGTCATCGGACACCAGCTGTGCGAGCCGGTCGGGCTCCTCGACGTAGATCAGCTTCGTGCCGGCGCCCATGAGCGCCTGCAGCCACATCTCCTCGGTGAACGACCCGGGCGTGCGCGGGGGCGCGGTGAGGGTGAAGGAGAGCGCGCTCTTGATGCTCTCGTACCGCTCTGCGTTCTCGGGCTTGATGACGACGTGCTCGCTGTAGAACGGCGCCGGCTCCCCGAAGCACATGATGCGGCCGGGAGACCCGGGCACCGCGGGGACCATCTCGATCAGGTAGGGCAGGTTCAGCTCGCCCTTCGCCTGACGGATCATCGCCTTCTGGTCCTGTGTGAGGTGCTCGGGGTGCGGCCAGAGCGGGAGCGGGATGACGGTGGCGGTCATGCCGCGGCCTCCTTCGCCTTGTTCACTCGCCACTTCACCGACGACCAGGGCTGCTCGAGGATGCGGGCGAGGAAGCCGGAGCTGGTGCCCATCTCGACGATCAGGGCGGTGAGCTTGGGGTTGGTCTCGTTCTGCTGCTTCAGCAGGAACTCCTCGAGGATCCACTCGAGGGTCTCGGGGTTGAAACGGCCGCCGGTGTGGTCGGTCTTCTCGACGCGCTGCCGGGCGTAGAAGCGCGAGACGCGGGCGAGGGCCGAGATGTGGCTCAGCGACCAGATGCCGTGCTCGGCGAGCAGGCGCACAGCTTCGGCCTTCTGGAACTCGTCGAAGCCGGCGCTGCGCCTGTAGATGTCGAGCGCCTCGCGGATCGCTCGCTGGTTGTCAGCCATTGGTCAGAACTCCTTTCAAGCGCACGGTCTCGACGCCGCTCTCTGCCTTGCGCTCGACACGCCCCTGGGCGACGAGCTCCTCGATGAGGTCGATGACATCTCGCCTTCGGTTCTTGAAGCGGGCGAGACGGTGGATGGCGGCGAGCGGCATGTGCCCGCCGTGGGCGATGACGGCCTGCTCGATCGCGTTGACCTCGCGGGTGCGGAGGGACTCGTCGGTCAGCTCGACCATGGTCAGCGTGTTGGTGGCCCACTCCTCCGCCTGCTCGAGCGCGATGAGCATGTCGTCCATGCTCATCTGCAGGCGTCCGTCCGAGAGAGCGACGAGCGCGGCGCAGCGCATGACGGTCTCGCGGAGGCGGCGGAAGGTGGGCTTCAGCCTGTCGGTGTAGGTCGGGTGCTGTAGCGCGATCTTGGTGAGGGCGCGCTTGAACTCGCCGTGTCGGGCGATGACATCGCGCGGGATCTTCATGCGGTTGGGCTTGCCGTCGGCGCGGGAGATCGCCTGGATGGCGCTGCCGAACTCACTGGCCCACTGCTGGTACATCAGGGCGCCGGATGCGACCTCAGGGGTCTCCTCGTCGATCTCTCCGTCGTGGAGGTAGTCGTCGTCGCCGTCGTCCTCGGTCGGCAGCGCGCCGATGGCCCAGACGAATCGGTTGAGGAAGCCGGACTCCCAGTCGTCGGGGCTCATCACGTCGGTCATCCCTCGCGGGGTGCCCATGAAGTGCGCCGTCATGAACGCGCGCGCGCTCTTGCCGCTGATCTCCTTCTTCGTCGCACGGTAGACCGCGCCCA